CCTCGGCATCGCGAATATCGCCCACCACAAAGCAGGCGAAGCGGTTCGATTTCAGCATTGTAGCGCATTGCGCGACGATCTCGCGATAGGCGATCAAGAACGTCTCGAAGTCTTCGGCCTGCGACAAGTCGCACGGGTCATCGGAGTAGACTTCCAAGTCGTAGTAGGGCGGGCAGGAGAAAATGAGGTCATATTCGCCGGGGACAAGTTGCGCTATAGCGCGGCTATCGCCGACGACCCATTTAGGCCGTTGCCCGCCGGACGCATCGGCCTCCGTCCCGAGCATTTCGTCCGCCTGCTCTTCATTTGCCTTGATCTGGTGCGCCGATAAGTCAACGCCGACATAGCGCAGCCCGACCTTCGCGGCAACTATCCCCCTCACGGAGCCGCCCGCAAACGGGTCAAGCACGGCCCCTCCTTCCGGGCAAAACCAGCGGTATATGAGTTCGCATAGTACAGGGTCGAAGACGGACGTGCCCGTGGCGGGCACGGTGACGCCCTCGGGCATCGGCCCGCCATCATAGGCCATCCCGGCCTCGCCAAACCGTTCGGGGCCTGCTATCTCAGGATTCACTTGCCCGCCTCCCGGTCGTGCAGAGCGCCTCCTAAGTTTCTCATTCAATTCTCCCGCCCCCCCCCCGAAGCGTATGCCCTTGCGTCAACCTTTTTCATTGCCGCGCCCCCTCGCGACGATCAAGTGGCATCGGGCCTCCTCCCGGTGCAATGTTCACTGGACGCCCCCCCCGCTTGCGATAGAAGTTCAGGCCCGGCTCCGTAACCTGTTCGGCCTGCATTAGCAGGTGCCCCCCCTCCCCAATTCCGACCGTATACCTAGCGCGAGCCATGCGCGCTTGCGTTGTTGCCAGTAACCCTGCCGGGCGTCCAACACGGAGAAGGGGGGAATCCCAAAGCGCTCTGCGAGTGCGCCCGTCGGTTTACTTAGCGCATCGCCATCAAGTAGGGCTCCTTGCTGCTCCGCCAACTCCGCCAACCGCGCCTCGTGTTCCGCTTCCGACCATCCTGTGCCCACAAGGTCGCCGAAGTCGGAGGCCAGCTCTTGCAGGAGGGTGTGCAGGCGCGCTTCGTCGTCCTCGGCGATGCGACTGACCTCGTTATCCGCTACCATCAGCAGCCGCTCTTCCGCCTCCCCGCCCTCGAACACGTACACGGCCAGCCGGTCCATCCCGAGTTCGCACGCCGCCTGCACGACTCCGTGCCCCGCGAGAATCGTGCCGTCGGGCCGGATGACGACGTTCTTGTACTGGCCGAGTTCCCGCAGGCTCGCCTTGATGTGGTCTATCTGGTCCGCCGGGTGCTTGCGGTAGTTGTCGGGATGCGGCGTCAGTTCGTGCGGGTCCACATGCTGCAGCTTGAGCTTGTCTGCGAGGTGCGTCAGTGCCGCGGCGTCCGCGCTGTCATCCGCCATCGCCATGTCCCTCCTTCGCCAGTTGCTAGTGCCCTCGCCTGCCGGGGTCACTCTGCAGGGCCTGCTTGCGGTCCTCCTCCAGTCGCACCGGCAAGTACCCGCGCCGGTCATGGCCGCATCGTGGGCACCAGGCGGTTCCTTTAGTGAACTCGGCGCAGCGCGTGCACCACGTGTACATCGCCGTCCGCTTCTTCCTCTCGGCCATTGTAGCCTCCTCTCGCCGGGCAATCAAGCCTCCGCGTCCTCGTCATCCTCCAGCGCCGCCGCGATTGCCTCGATAGCGCGTTCGATGGCGATGTCCCACAGCCCGCGCAGCATCTCCCGGCTCTCAGGGCCTACGGCGGTCAGCGCCTGCTCGAATACGGCTTCCGCGTCGGCGAGCCGCACGTGCAGCAGCTCGTGGCGGATGGTCTGCCGCACCACCCGCTCGTCGCCGTAGACGCCCACGTGCACCTCGGCGCTCTGGTCCTTCAGCGCGGTCTTCGCGACCCCGCCCAGGATCACGCGCCCATAATCGCCCAGATCCGGGTGGACATGATCGGCCCGGTGGGTGTGGACGCTGAGCGCCCAATCCTCCAGCCGCAGGCGTCGTTGCCATCGGCACAGGTAGCGATAGGCGTCTCGCGCTCTCATGGTCCTCCCCGCCGCACGCGCAGGATGGCCGCAGTCAGAGAGCGCTGCCACGCCCACCGGCGTTTCCATGCCTCGCGCTTTGCTTTGTCGCGTCGCGCATTCCTTCGGCCTCGCTCACGTCCATCGACTTTCATGCTCCTCGCCCCTTCTTGCGCTGCCTGTTCACGCGCGCCCAGCACGTCGGGCAGGCCCTGAGCACCGTCCCCGCGCTGACCAGATAGGGGCGCAGCGTGTCAGGGTGCACTTCGCGCCTGCACATCTCGCACGTCGCCGTCTCGGCCTTCCGCTGAAGGGTCACTGGTCCTCACCCTCCCCGTCCGTCAGCGCGCGGGCCAAGCGTTCGGCGACCTCGGCGCGGTCGGGCGGCATGCGCCGCAGGATATTGAATGCGCGCTCCAGCGCCGCACGCAGTGCCTCGCACTCCCTCTCCAGCTCCGCTACGCACGCGCGCAACGCCTCGCGCTCCTTCAGCAACTCTGCCAGCCCCTGCCGCAAGGCGTCGTGCTCCCGGTACACCCCCGCCTTCTTCTTCACCACGACCTCCCGGTCAGTCATTTTGCCCTCCAAACCGCCCGAACTTCAACCAGGGCAGGTACTGCGGCATGTACCACGGCGACTCCAGAGTCTGCCGCATCGCATTCGCCCGCTCACCGGGCTCACCACGAATCTGGTAGGCCCGGTGCCGCCAGTTTCTAAGCGGGTATTCTACAACGTCTTGCCAGGCACCACAGCGTGTGCATCGCAACTGTCGCCTCGTGTAGCTCCGAGAACATCGAAACCGGAAGCTTTGCAAGTAATCAGGATAGGCAGGATAGACGCGCCACCTGTGCCCAAGCAACCGGCACAACAGTCTGCGAAGCATCACTCTCGCCCCCCCGCCCCGTCCGCCCTCTGCGCTTGCGATGATAACCACTCGCCAAGGCGCCGCGTCGTGAGTGCGTCGATGCACATCGTATCCGGCCACAAACTACCTGTGGTCAGCAACCGCCAGACCAGCCGCAGACGCTCGCCCGGACTGGGATGTCGCCGAGGGTGGCCGGACACGTACAGCAGGCCCCCGAATTGTGGCTCATCGCTCACCTGAAAGCGCAAGTCGCAGCACTCGGACGCGCAATCGCAAGTCACGATGGCGCGCGGTGTGCCGACCCCATCATCGTCGCACAGGTAGAAGCTCATAGCATACCCTCCGCTCGCTTATGTGCCCGCCCTTACGCCCATGCCTTCTCGCGGAACTCCCACACAATTCCCAGCGCATCCTCGCCCGTCACGTCGATATGCTCTATGCGTCCGGCCTTCGCGTCGGAAAACAGATCCTTGCAGGCCGTCTCGACCTGGTAGGCGGTCCAGCCAGGATGCTCGTCCTCGCCGCGACCTATATCGCCCAGCAGGAATGCTCGCCGACAGCGCGCGAACTGCATCAGCGCGTACGCCTCCGCCTCGTCCTCCTGATCCGGCGCGTTCGGCCAGTGGCGCTCGATGAACCTGCCCATGCCCGCCTTCTCCGCATCTCCGCGCCCAGTTACGAACTTCTTAAGCTGTGCGGGCGTCGGGAGCATAATGTGTAGCCGAGGCTCGACGTACTCGCCACGACCCTCCCGCACCGTTTCGATGATGGCGTTGAACGCGCCCTCGACAACCGCCCACTGGAGGGCCACGTTCTTCTCAGCCGCCCCGCGCATCCCCGTCAGCCGTTCCGTCGCCACCACGCATAGCCCTTGGCACGGCTTCACCATCACACGGACGTAATCACGCACATGTGCCAGCATCCCCACACAGTACAGGTCGCCCGCCCTCGGCCTCCTGATGGACTCAATGCGTTCGGTGCCATCCGCATCGAGCCTCGCGAACGCCGTCCGCGTCATCGACGTGTCTATACCCATAGCCTCAGTCGGCCCCATTGCTCCTACCTCCCATGCCCGTCAGCTTCCTCCCATTCATCAAGCGCCGCGTGCGCGGCGTCCGACAGCCTCATCCCGAACTCCCGCGCCCGCGGACCGAAACCGTTGTCCGGCGGCACCACGAGGCCGACCCCTCGCGCGACCGCCTCCGGCACGCGCACGACCACCTCAAGGCCGGGATACTTACAGCGCCCCGACTTCCCGTTGATGCTGATCCTCAACTCTCGCTCTCCCATCACGTTCCTCTCCTTTGTTTGATGGACTGTGCCGCAGTCAACCCCTCCGCCATCACTTGCGCCGCGACCGCCATGCGCTCCTCCGCGCTCATCTTCGCCTCCGCCAGTGCCAGCCTCCGGCGCAGCCGATGGATGGTCAGACGCTGCCCGAGCAGGCGAGCGCGCAGTTCGTCTATCTGCCGCCACGTGCACTCGTCGGTGCTGTACGCTTCGCCGCTCTCCGTCACCCCAACGGCGGCCCCACACCATCGGCAGTACGCGCGCCCGCCACGGCGCACGAACAGGCGGATGATGGAGCCTCCGTTCTTCGTCCGCCAGTCATCCGGCGCACCGAGGGCGTGGCTCGCCCCGTACCACGTCAGCCCACACGGGCAGCGGGCCGGAATGTCGAACTTGGCGGCGGCCTCGGGAATCATCAACACCCCTCCCCTTCTGCTATCGCCCGGTCCACCTTCGCCATGATCTCGCGCATCTCGTTCTCGGCGAAGAGCGCGATTGTGTGTGCGTCAAACTCCCGCCCGGTCTCAGCGCGCCGCGCGCTGAGCTTGAGCCGGGCGATTCGGTGGCAGGCAATGATCAGCCCGCTCACGGCACGCATCCGGTCCGTCTCCGTCACCACGATCATCCCTTTCGGCGCGTCTCGTGAGTGTCGTCCATCTCGTCGCGCACGACCTCGAAGTGCAGCAGGTAGAGCCGGGCACGGTATTCCAACATGCGAGGGCAGTGCAGCTCCGCGAATCTGCGCAGGCACTCGACGGGCGTAACGCTCGGCTGCCACGGTGTGAGCCCCCACGGTGGGGGGCGGAACCCATCGGCGTAGGCGAACTCGTCCGTCATCATCCGTTCGTGGCTGATGACCTCGCTCTTCGTAAACCGCACCCACAGCGGGATGCGCTTGCCACCGACCGTGACCTGGGCGATGGTGCCGGGCCTGCGGCGCTGCCCGCGCACGGTGTGCGTCTTCTCGCCCGAGCGGATGAGCGGGATGGGGTCGTAACAGAAGGCCGGATCGGGCGTCATCGGGATCGTGCGTACTGCCCACCACAGGGCCTCGATGATGTCGGGCGGCCAGTCACACATCAGCTTTCGCCCTGCCTCTGTACGACCGCGCATAGCCCGGCGCCGAGTACGAAGCCTGCGACCCATGCCACCTCCGCAGGCACGCCCGGTTGTGCAACCAGCCAAATGCAGCCCGCGATGATGAGCCCAAACAATAGGCCTATGCCCACCAGACAACCAGCGTCATGCATCGTCGTCACCCCTCTCTGCCGCCGCGAGGGCAGCTATGTTCCTGCCTATCAACACGCCGATGCCCGTACCGACGACGAGACCTATGACCCATGCCACCTCCGCAGGCACGCCCAGGTGTGCAATCAACCAGGCGCACTCCGCGATAATGAGCCCAAACAATACCGCTACGGCCACCAGACGGCCCGTGTCATGCATCATCAGTCGCCTCCTCCTGCCGCCCTCCCCGTCGTCTCCCGCACCATCGCCTCCGGCCAGCGCTGCATCAGCAGCCGCGTCGTCATTGCTTGCAAGTTGTCCTTCTCAAACAGCGGAACACCGTTTACAGCGGTGGATAGGCCAAGCCGCGTAACCCACCGGTCATCCGGCAGAACCGCCCCCGGCCCCGTCTGCGCGCCGATTATCACCCACCTGACCTCTCGCGGGATCGACTCGCCGATAGGCCCGAGCAGCGGCTCGGCGCTGATGATCGGCTCGAACGGATGTCTGTCCCCAACGCTCCCGCAGTCCCACCGCAGCAGCAGTTCATCCACGCGCCACCAGTCTGGCTGAGACGTCACGCTGACCCCAAGCCAGAGGTTCAGATCGTCGGAGAAGCGCACAAGCTCCTCCGCGTCGATCAGGTCCGGGCGCTTGGTCAGCACCACGTAGTGATGCCACGGCGCCGCGCGCATCGCGTCCCACACCCGCTCGCGCTCCACGGCGGTCAGCTCCGGGTCGAACATCTCGCCCATGCTGCCGCAGAACACGATGCGCGGGCTCTTCACCTTCGCGGGCTGGTCGAGCCGCTCGGGATGCAGGTGCGGGACGAACTCGTAGCAGAGTTGGCAGCCGTAGGTGGTGCCGTCGGCGCGCACGCCCGGCTTGAACCGATGCCGCATCCTGTACGCGTAGCACCAGCCCTCTGGCAGCTCCGGCGTCGCCCCACACCTCTCGCTGCATCCCGCCCCCAGCGGGTTCCACGTGTAGTCACACCACTCGATGCCCGTCCGGTTCATGATGCACCTCCTCCGCCGTCGTCACGCCTTGCGCCCTCCGGCGCTCGCACAGACCAGCCATCGCTCGTTCCTGCCAAAGCTCTTCCGCGCGTTGCCTGATGACCTCGCTTCGCACGTTCCTCTCGAACGCTGGCATCCCGGTGCGCAGCACATCGAGAGCCAGCTCCCACGCACCTTCGTCGAGGTGTCGCATCAGGAGTCCGATAGCGCCCCGGACCCGCTCGGCTACCAGATCGCGAAGTGCGCCCTCTTCGTACTCCAGCGTTGCCTGGTCAATGGCTATTTCGCGTTGTCTACTCTGCATTCTCGCGCCCCTCCATGAAGTCAGTAGCGCTGGTCCGTACCGCCATACTCGCGCGTCCTGGCCGACACGCTCGCTCGGTTTCGTCCATCGGGGCATAAGCGGGTCACCCTGAGACGGAGTTGGCGATTACGCGCGCCTCGATCTCAACGTACTGGCGCAGCCGCGGACTCTCACCGCGCCAGCGGGACGGCTCGCCGGTCGCCTGTGCCTCCTCCAGCAGCGCCCGGAGCCCACCGTCGCATTCGAAGCCCCATAGCAGTTGCTGGCAGCGGACGGCGACCGTCGGCCACGGGCCAGCCACGATGTGCAGCACCTCGCCGCCCCCCTCCTGCACCTTCTCCAGCCGCACTACGACTCGTGGCGGGATGAGCTTTGTGGGCGGCCAGGTATAGCCCGCGCGCCGGCCCCGCTCCGCGATGATGTCCTGGATGTCGCGGCGGGGAATGAACTCTGTGCAGCGCAGGCCCCATGGCGGGGCCGTCACGTCCGCGAGGACGTGCGGGTCGGGCTTGCCCAGAGCAGCCATGCGGAAGATGATCGCGCAGCCGTGCCACTCGCCGGGCGAGAGCCCCGGCACCTCGCCGTCCATCACGGACGCCATGGCGGCATCGTAGGCGCAGAGGTCGCAATGCCAGTACTCGAAGTTATCGCAGAATTCCGAGCCGCACGCGAAGCGCGCAGGCTGGATCACGCGGTCACTCACGCTCGCTCGCCTCCTGGCCCACTACGGGCTCCTCGTCGGCCACTCGATCAACGGCGAGCATCGCCAGCGCCGTAAGCGCGTGGCCGATGGCGCCGGTAGCCAGTTGGGCCGCGCGCTCCAGATATTCACATTCAGCGGCGTACTCCGCATGGCTCATGTACACGCACGCCTGTTCCGCGTGCTTCTCGGGCGTCCAGACGACGTTACCGACCTGCCTCTCCACGGCCCTCACCTCTTTCGATATGTTCCATCACTGTCGTCCATGCCATCCCGCACGACCTCGAAATGGAGCAGCCACTGCGGGCGCGGTCCACGTCGCAGACGCGTGTGTTGTACGAAGAACTCGCGCAGGCACTCGCTCGGAGTCCGCACCGCGCCGCCGGGCTGCTCCGTGCCTTCGCGCCAGCCCGGCGGTCGGAACCCGTCCGCCCAGGCGAAGTCGTCGGTCATCATGCGCTCGCGCTCGATAACCTCGCGGCCCGTGAAGCGCACCCACAACGGGATGCGCTTGCCACCGACCGTGACCTGCGCGATGCTGCCGGGCCTGCGCGGCTGCCCGCGCACGGTGTGCGTCTTCTCGCCCGCGCGAATGAGCAGGATGGGATTGTAGGCGAGTTCCGGGGCGGGCGTCATCGGAATGGTGCGCACGCCCCACCACAGGGCCTCGATGGTGTCGGGTGGCCAGTTACTCATGAGCCTTCGCCCCCTCTGCCTATCAATGTGCCGATGCCCGCACCGATGACGAGTCCCATGACCCATGCCACCGCCGCGGGCGCGCCCGGTTGCGCGAATATCCACATCCCGCCCGCGATGACGAGCCCGAGCAGCGCGCCCAGCAGACAGCCAGCGTCATGCATCGTCGTCACCCTCCCCCGCCGCCGCAAGGGCGGATAGCAGGGCGTGCCTGCTCTTCGGGAAGGACGTTACGGTTGGCAGCACACCACCCCGGAACTCCACGTCCGCGAACAGCCCGTCCCTACCGTTGATGCCACGCTCTTCCATGATTTCCCTAAGCCACACCAACAACTCACGTGCCAACTCCTCATTCTCCGCTGCCACACTCGCAGCGTACTCCACTGCCGCTGCTCGTGCGTGCGGATCCTCGTCGAGGCGGAGGACGAAGTAGCGGGCCTTGGAGTCGGTCGGCGAACCGTCGGCCTTGCGGATGTCAAACTTGCGGGTGAGACCACCGACCATGTAGCCCGGCTTCTTATCCTCTGGCAGGCTCCGCCCCTTACTCTCCACTGCCACGCGCGACAGCACCTCCTCCGCCGCCCCGAGAGCAGCCCGCGCGATACACGTCGCGCACTCTCCACCGGGGCCGCTATCAGGCCCTTCATAGGGACACGTCTCGGGACTCCACGGCGGCGGACAGTGGCGGTCCTGCAACAGCCAGTCAATGACGCGCTCCAGGGCCGCACGCGGCACCATGTCCTCCACAACCGCGTGACCGTCAACGACGGACAGGCGAGCACCGCAGGTCGGGCAACAGCACATGGCACCGGCAGGTATGCACCACGTCTCGGGCGCGTCGAGGCCCGGCACCCGCACCCGCCACCACGAATCGCCAATCGGCCCAACCTGGTCCAGCTTGTGACACCACTCATGCATCATCAGTCGCCTCCTGATCTGCCTCATGCAAGGTCCAATAGCCAGCAGGGTCATCGACAGACCAATGACTGCCGCCGGGTCGCAACTGAGGCGTGTCCGGCACTGCCGACAGCACCGCCACCTCCTCAGCCGCCGTCACGCCTTGCGTCCTCCGCCGCTCGCACAGATCAGCAATCGCTCGTTCCTGCCAAAGCTCTTTCGCGCGTTGCCTGATTACATCGCGTCGCACGTTCCGCTCGAACACCGGCATTCCCACGCGCAACATATCAACCGCGACCGACCACGTACCTTCGTCGAGTTGCCACACTAAGAGCCGCATAGCGCCCCGGACCCGCTCGGCTACCAGATCGCGAAGTTCACCCTCTTCGTACTCGCGCGCCGCCTGCTCAATGGCTGTTTCGCGTTGTTCACTCTGCATTCTCGCGCTCCTCCATCACGCGCCATCATCTACCGCCTCTTGGTGGGCCTTCCACACATCCCAGCACTCGGCGCAGGTGTACTCCAGCTTGTCGGGCCGGTAGGGGCAGCGGACGCAGTAATCGCCTTCGAATATTCTGATACCCAGCAACGCCTCCATCGGGCAGGAAGGCAGGTGGTGCGAAGGCACCTGCATGAGCGCGCGCACATAGCGCTCCAGGTGCTCTTGCATGCGGTCGTACTGACGAACGATTCTGCGTACCGTGTCTGCAAGTGTCTCCTGCGCACAGAACATGCACAGTCCGCTGTCAGCGTTAGAATGCATTTGCCCACAACGCACACAGGCTTCGCGCGACATCTGCTCATCCATATTGTCATGCCTCCTCGTAAGTTGCACGACGTCAGTTCAGCCGCCCCTCTCACCAACGCTGATCTACCCCGTCAGATTCGCGCGCCCTGCCCTCCGGCGCATCGGTGATGTGCCCCGTCGCAAGGTCGAACCGCACCGCGTGCACCCCGAACGGCGGCCTCCGCCGACACGCGTGCAGCCGCAACCGCCCCGACTCCTCCGCCTGCCAATCCTCTCGCCGCCGCTGTGCCCGACGACCCTCAGGCCCCCGCTCAACATCGAACACCAGCGTAGCCGCCTCGTCCCACGCCCGCGCCCACTTCGCGTGCCGCCCCGCCTGACCGTCCGTCAACTGCGATGGCACGATGATAGGGCACCGCAGTTCCGCGGCCAGCGCCGCAATCCGATTCGCCTTGTCCTCCGCCGCCTGCACCAGCGTGTCACCCTTGCCCCCCTGGATTAGCTGGGCGTAATCTATCAGCACCAGCCCAATCCGCTCGCTGATGCTGATGCGGCGCAGGTCGGTGAGCAGGCGGTCGAGGTCGAAGATGCTACCGCTCACGTAGAGCGGCAACCCCCGCCACTTCTGCGCCGCCTGCCGGAATCGCTCGCGCTCCTTAGCCGTCACGGGGCTCGCGGGCGAGAACACCGACGCCGAGAACTCGCCCAGCCACGCCATCGCCCGCTCCTCCCACACGTCCTGCCCCTCAAGGACGTACGCCACCGCGCACCGGCCATTCTCCCCCTCCTCCGCGAACTCAAGCGCCGAGGACAGGATCGCATTCAGCCCCACCATCGACTTGCCCGCCTTCTCGACGCCGCGCACTACCACCAGCCCATGCCCGGCCAGCCCGCCCATCTGCCGGTCGAGGTCCGGGATGCCCAGCCGCGCCGCGCTCACATGCGGCGGCGCCTCAAGCGCCGTCTCCAGCCGCGCCACCATCTTCTCCGCGTATTCTGCCGCCCGCACCGCCCCCTGCCCAGCCGTACGGACGCTGCACAACTCCGCGACCGCCCGCGCCGCCTCCGCCAAGACCTCCGCAGGGTCGTCCGGCTTGTCGTACGCCGCCGACTGTAGCTCAGCGCCCAGTCGCACCAGCGCCCTCAGCACCGCACAGTCGGCCACGATGCTCCCGTAGCGAATCGTGTGCGCGCTCGTCGGCACCTGCGCTATGAGCGCCGTGAGATACTCGCCGCCTCCACACCGCTCCAACACCTCGCGCCGCCGCAACTCCGCCGCCACCGTCACCGGGTCCACAGCCCCACCGCTGTCCGCCACGTGCTCGATGGCGCTGAATATCTCCCGGTGCGCCTCCCGGTAGAAGTCCTCGGCCCGGACGAGCGCCCGCGCCCGCGCCACCGCCTCGGGATCAATCAGCATCGCCCCGAGTGTCGCCTGTTCGGCCTCAAGGTCCTGCGGGGGCAGGCGGTCGGTGGCGTCAGTCACGATTGCCCCTCCCGGCTCTCCGCAACGCCCGCCTGCTGCTCATACCAGAACGGCCTGTCGCGCTTCACTACGTCCACCTGACCATCGGGAGACACGTTCATCTCATACTGCTCCGTATCTGACCCCATATAGACCATGACACCACGGCGAGGGTCGCACGCCACACGCTCGATGCGAAATGGCCCCCAACGGAAGCCGTACGTCGTCTCAGCGAGGTCGAAGCCACTCATCCCTGAGCCTCCGGTCTCTCTTCTGGGTGCTCAGCGTAGTACGCCTCCCACCGCGCCTCCCGCTCTGCATCCAGCTTCCGCTGCAATTCCCATGCCCGGTCAAGGTCCGGGTCCCTGTCATCCTCCGCTTCCTCGCGCTCGCGCTCGATACGTTCGAGCCACTTTGCGGGCAGATGCTTCTCCGTGGCCTTCGGCGGGTAGCGCTCCAGCAGCGCTACGGCGTCGTCCTCGTCGGTGATGTACCAGTCCGCCTCGCCCTCTATAGCGATGATCAGTTCCACGAGCCAGCGGTCGCAGATATGCTGTGACCACGGGAGATCGAAACACGCATTGCGCAGGTTGGGGTAGTTGAGCTTCTTCATGCCCACATCGTCGGGCAGGTCGTCGTAGGGCCGTGCGCCGTTGCCGTTGCCGTTGGAAGTACTCTCTTGAGACTCTTCGTCGTGTACGTCTGTGTCTGGTCTAGTCTGGTCTAGTCTAGTCTGGTCTAGTCTGTTGCCGTCGTGTTCGGCACCTGCCGGAACACCTGTAGGAACACCTGTCCCAGCAGGTGTCGAAACAGGTGTTGGAACAGGTGAGGGGAGAGCTGTGGGCTCAGGTGCAGCGCCGTCCGAGTCACCTGTGCGAGACATGAGGTGCACTACCCGGTCACATGCGGCACTTAGCCCGACACGAAGCCCATACCTGTCGGGCGTGACGTTCTTCAGGTGGCCGTACTGCTCGGCGAATGCAACCAGATCAGCGGGCGGTTCCCAGTCTGGCGGTGGCGGGTACTCAGGGCCGCTCACGCGCAGCCAGTTCGGCCTGTCGTGCCGGTGGTAGTCGACGATTTCGAGGAGTTCGTCGCCGTCTACCTCATAGCGCCGGATCAGCCCGCAAGCCTCCATCGCGTCGAGCGCCCGCGCCGCCTGTGTAGGCGTTATGCGCGCCAGTCCCCCGATGACGTGGGCGAACCTGGCGGGGTCGGCGGTGAACCTGCCGAAGTCGTCGGCGTGGGCCTTGAGCGGCCAGTATAGGGCGAGGGCCGTTTTCGACTTCCGCCACAGGCAGCACAGGCGCTCAGACAGCATCGCGTCACGGTGCACCTTCGCCCACTGCTTCGCCATGGCCACCGGACCTCCTCAGAACAGACAAGCCCCCGCAGGGACCGCGATCCTGTCCAGCCAAGACGAGGAGGCCGCGTTAGTGATCCCTGCGGGGGCAATCCGGTTGATGTACATGAAACGAACCTCCTTGAAGCGCCCTGGCTGGACAGGTTCACCATACAACGTCTCGCGCCCTATGTCAATCGCGCTGTCGCGGCCGTTGCCGCACCTCGCCTTACCTTGCCATGCCTCACCCTGCCTAGCCATGCCATACCCGGCCTCGCCTAGCCTCGCCGCACCGCGCCTTACAAAGCACTCCACGCCGTGACGACGAACCGACCCATCGGCCCCTTGCAGTCTGGCCGCCAGTCCAGTACGCCGACGCGCGACCCAGCGTCGTCAATGATCTGGCGCAACTGCTTCTCCGTCACGAGCGCCGGGTCGTACTGGATCGTCGCCTCGATGCGCCACTCGTCGAACCGTGGGCGGTGCCGCACCACACGGCCCTTCGTGCTGGGCACGACGACCGAGCGGCTGTCGATGGTGTACTCCTGCGGGTCGAGGATGAGGTACTCGGGCTCGATGGCGATACAGGCCGCGACGGGCTTCTGGAGGCTCGCGCGCCCCTTGCCCTTGGAGTAGACGGCAGCGCGAATGAGGGCCTGCCGCAGGGCCTCCGCCGGGATGTACAGCTCGCCGTCCGGGGTGCGATAGGCGGCGATCTCCGCCTGGTCCTCGGGCGTCCGCTTCTCCAGCGGAGGGTCGATGTCCTCCAACGGAAATCTGTGCATGAGCAGCGGACTGATACCCGTCAGTTCGATCTTCACGGCGTCCATCGTCGTCACGCTCCTTCTGTGGTCTGTCTCCTTGACATGCCTCGCTAACGTCACCCTGCCTCGTCTTGCCACACCTTACCCAGCCCTACCGTGCCCGGCCTTGCCGGACCCCGCCCTGCCCTGCCTCGCCAGGCCGCGCCCCGCCAGGCCAGGCCTTACCGGGCCGCGCCTCACCCCGAGAAGACTCGTAAGCGTCCCCTGCCTCGCCCCGCCGCGCCGGGCATTGCCACACCTCGCCCAGCCGTGCCAAGCCTCGCCAGGCCACGCCTCGCCACGCCTCGCCATGCCATGCCTAACCTCGCCACGCCAAGCCGTACATGCACAGCCCCGCGCATACCAGAGCCGCTGTGTGGGGGGAGACAGCAATCGGTACGCGCGGGGCAATCCGCGTGTCGGGTTCGGGCCAGTTGTCCGCGGCTCATGACTCTTCATCGATGCTGTCTCCCCAGACATCTTCATCCTACCACATCCGCGCGGCCCCGTCAAGCCCCGATGACCCAGACCTGCCGCACACCCGCGTTGTCGTCGCCCCACAAGGTGCCGCGCCGGGGTTCCCAGAAGTCCAGCCACAGGTCGGCGCCCTTGCGACGGGCGACGCGGTCGTTGCGGCGCGCGCCGGTATCAAGCACCTGCCGGATGCCGGTTCGCGGGTGCCAGACCCACGTGTATGCGGGCAGCAGGTTGGCCGCCACGCACCGCTCGTCCACACCGTGGCCGTAGCGCGTCCCCTGCCCGCGCGGGAAGCCCTCCTCCGGGAAGTAGGTGGTGAGCCACGCGCGAAGCCGTCGCACGTCGCCCTCCAGCGCCCGTTCGTATCCCTCGCGTTGCCAGTCCTCAAGTTCTCCGAAGCAGCCCGATAATGCCTTGGTCGCGCAGCGTTGCAGCGGTTCGTCGGGCAGGTCCGCCACAGCCTCGACGGCGCTGTCCGGTTCAGCACTCTCCACCACTCGCGGCCCCCACGCCACGGCGCACGAGACACCCAGCAGCGTCGCCATCAGCCCGCACGTCACCGCTGTGCGTGGTGTCCTCACTGCACATCCTCCTCCTCGCAGCCATCGATGCGGAACCGCTCCGCCCCGTTCCACTTCCGCGGCTCCATCAGCCCCCGCAGGGCCTCAGCGGCGGTGTCGGCCTCGCCATGCCCGAATGGGTCTTCGTCGCGCTCGACAAGGGCCAGCAGGCGACCGAGGGCCTTCGGGTCCGGGTCGGGGAACAGGACCTCCGTCACCTCGTCCTCGTCAAGGCCCGCGTCCGTCAACACCTCCGCCGCCCGCTGCCGCTCCACGCTGCGCTTGAGCACGTACTCGCCGTCATAGACGGCTGCCCCGTCACGCTCGACGACGTGGGCCGGCCGCCCGCGATAGGCCACCTTGCCCGCGGCGCTCACCGGGCCGTGCTCGCGGACCCATGCACTCACCGCATTGCGCAGGCGCTTGAGGTCGGCTTCGTGGGCGACGATGCGGCGCAGGGCGTCCTCAGCGTCCGCGGTGCAGGTGATCGCCACGCCGGTGCCAGCCGCGTACGGGCACACGTGCGTGTAGTCGCACCATGCACACGCGTGAGGTGAGGGCGTCGCCTCGAACCGCTTGTTGGCGGCGATGCGTCGCGCAATAGCCACCGCCCAGTCCGGCCGCAGTTCGTCGGGGGCCATCCACCACTCGTGCGTGACCCCGTTGCCGATGTAGTGCGCGCGCAGCATCACCTCGGATGCGCCGCTGAACTGCGGCATTCGCAGGAGCGCCCAGCCGTACATCATCAGTTGGGCAGGCGGCTCGTCGGGGCGGTCCTGCGCCCAACTGGACTTGTAGTCCGTCACGAACAGCCGCCCGTCCGCGGTCGCGTACTCCACCAGGTCCACGCGCCCCTTGAACTTGCCGAGGCCCTCGGGCAGGTCGGCGGCGACTTCGCGTTCCACGCCCTCGCCGTCCGCCACCACCAGCTCGCGATTGAACTCAACCTGCCGGGCGAATGCGCGGCAGAGTCTCTCAACTCCGAGCCCGTCGGGGCGGTAGCCGACGGCCTGCTCGTCCGCCCACTCCCAATCGCGCGGCAGGCCCGCCTCAATGCAGTGGCGGCCGTACATCTCGGCGAACTCGTGCACGAGCCGCCCGCGGATGCAGGCTTCGCTCTCCTGCCTCTGCTCGCGGTCCACGTAGGCGAAGCGCCATGCCAGCGGGCAGCGCGCGTAGAGCGACAGGCTGCTGTAGCTCACGTGCGTCGGTTCGGTCATCGCGGTCTCTCCTTCCCGGTTAGCGCCACAGTCTCTGCACTCCCCGCCCGATGTAGCGGTTGGCTATTCGGGCGGCTGTCCGGCCCGGCCCGCGCGATAGGGCATTCAGCCAACCCAGCAGGCGGGCGAACGCGTAGAGCAGTCTGCGCAGTCTGTTCATCCTTTCTCCTCCTCGCGTGCGAGCCGATGCGCCTCGGTATCCTGTGCGTTCGGCGGCGCCTCGTCCGCCTGAAACATGGGCTGCTGCTTCGGCGCTACAATCTCGGCGGGCTCCCATAGCCGCCCCTGCGCTATCTCCTGCTCCAACCGCCGCGCCGCGAGTTCGCAGTACTCCTCGCTGATCTCGATGCCGACGCCCCGCCGCCCGAGGCGATAAGCGGCCACGAGCGTGGTGCCGGAACCGAGGAAGGGGTCGAACACTTGACCATCGGGTTGACAAGACAGCTCACACAGTTCTGACATGAGACCGATTGGCTTCTGTGTCGGATGATAACGCTCATTCGATGGCACAACGGGCCATTCGCTGAAGTTATGGCGGCAGTGTCCGCCATAGTACGCCCCTGCCCGCTTACCCCATACTGCGAGCTCTACTGACGGTAATGGTAACAATTCCCCATTCATTACCGTGGGATTGGGCTTATGCCATATCCAGTACCGCGTCGAATAGCCCTGATCTTCGAGACCGTTCACGAGGGGAGAAAGCTGTGTCTCGTGACAGAAACTTACGACGGTTCCCGCAACGCACCGTGCGCACTCCAGTAGGACTGTAGTTGGGTCCCCACAAGTGTCCCACTCGCCATAGTGCAACCGCCGAAGTCCGTTATCCCGTTGGCTGAGGAGATAGGGAATGTCCGTCAGGCACAGGTCGAACTCCTCGCCCAGCGCGGGCATTACCTCCAAGCAGTCCCCGTGGTAGATGCGCAGGCCGTGCGTTTCCGACACCCAGTAGGGCCTAATCGCCATCCCCCACGCCCTCCTTCGGGATGAGCCGCCGCGCCTTCGTCTCGGGCGCGTTCGGGAATGGGTCGTCCTCCTCGTCCCACTCCACGGGCGGCTCGGCATCCGGCGGCGTCTCGTCCTGCGGCCCGTCGTCCGCCTCCGGCTCCTCGCTGAACTCCGCGTCGGTGGCCTCCCCGTCGCCCTCCAGCGAGGCAATCTGTCGCACCAGGTCCTCCGGGTCGGCCTCCGCGACGAAGCTGTCAATCGCGGCGTCAGTCCAGCCCGCTTCCGTCGCGACCGCCCGGAACCGCTCCTCCATGAAGTCGCCAATGCTGGGCTCGCCGCCCGCGGCCAGATCGTGTTCGCCGACGAATGCGTCCGTGTACTCCGCCTCGGTCTCCTCGATTACGCCATCCAGCATCTTGAGGTGCGACGCCAGTTCGCGTTGCGCCTCCACGCTCTCCCTCAACGCCCGCGCCTTCGCCTCGCCGAGCGCCGGGAGTTCACGCCACGGCACCGCAGGCTCAAAGTGCACGACGCCGAGATGCTGCATCCCCATCGGCGTCCTCAGCCTCGGGAACTCCAGCACGAGCTTGAGGGGCAGCCCCGCGATGACGCCCCCGGCCATGTCGCGGATTTCCTCCCACGACCGCATCAGCCCTGCTGAACTGTACCAGCTCGGCGTGCTGAAGAATGCCCGCGGCGACTCGTCCTCCACGAACGGGAGCAGCAGCGGCACGACACAGTGGATGCCGCACAGCTTCCGCCCCTCCTCCACGACCTTCTCGCTGGGCCACGCGCCGTAGGCGTCGCGGTACTCCACGCGCCCCGCGTGGTCCCAGCGCCCTTGAGCGAACGCGCAGGTATGGGGGTCGCACGGGACCTGAACCTTCTCCAGCGGCACGGGATAGTGGTGCGGTGGCGGCCCCTGTCGCCACCGCGTCCGCGTCGCGGTGCCGACGAAGTATGCTGGGCCAGCGTTCTCCCAGCCGCCCGCCGGCGGGTAGGGAAGCCCCTGCTGCTCGCAGGTCTCGGGGCTCTTCTGCATCCACCTCCCACAGCGGCACACGTTGCGGTTGTTCGAGCCCCACGCCGCCAGTTCCGTGAAGACCGCTCGCTCCAGTTCCTGATACGGGCTGATGACCGGGCACCACTGCGGCTTGTCCGTCCCCGTGATTTCGCACAGCCGGGCCTGGAGGTCCGGGTGCACGACCCAGACTTCCTTGGCCCGGTCGTAATAGCGAATCGTGATGTAATCCATAGCCCGCGGCGGGCCGGTCTTCGACTTCCGCTCTCCGATGCTGACCTTCCACGTCGGCAGCACCGGCCCTCTGCGTCCAGGCAGGGCCATATCAGATCACCCTCTCGATGCAGCCGGGCCAATCGCCGTTCGCCCAGCGCTTCGCGATGGCGACTGCCTCGTCGTCGGGCTTGAGATTCTCGGCCTTACACAGCTCCTCCCGCCAATTCGGCCCGAAGCGGACGCGGCAGAGGGCCTCACCCCACGTCAGCAGTTCTCCGGCATCGGGCTGGCCCGCCGCTACTCGCGCGTCATGCCGTCCGCGCTCGTGTGGGTACTTATGCTCCATGTAGTCTATCCACCCGCACACCAGCCGAGCATTGCTGTGCCGTATGTAGCCATAGTGCCTCGCGAGCAACAGAACGCCCTCCCACCCCTCGGGCACGGTGCTTGCCTTGTTCGGCATGTCAGTCCTCTCCCTTCTCACTGTCGGGCGCAGACCCCTTCGCGGGCGGCGTCGCGCCCCCCATCTCTGCCGCTATGCGCGCGGCCAACTTGGCCGCGTGCACGATCAAGAGCTCCCCCGCCGCGCTCAGGTCGGCGGGTGAGAAGCCGTAGAGCGTTACGACATCGCTATTCGCGCCGTGGATGGTCACCCGACTGTACGGGTTGTGCAGGTCATCGAGTCCTACCATGATGTCGGCCTCAACCCGCAACCTGTCCTCGCTCCCGTGTGCGTGCATCGACACGTTCATGTTCATCTCTCCTCTCGCTCCATTATCTCCTTCAGTCTCGCGTCGGCCTCCCGACAAACTGCCTCCGCCGCACGCAGCACATCCTCCGCGAACTCGTCGGCGAAGTCCATCGCCACTTCGCGGAGGGCACTATGCAGCCACTCTCGCGCCACGCTCGCATGGTACAACGGGCCCCCGCGCGGCCCCAGCAGCCGATCAAGGCCGCTTTCGAGGTTGTCGAGCTGCTCGTCGGTAGCACCATCCCCGACCCGCTCCACCACCTCCGCCAGCAGCACCTCCGTGAGCAGCGTCCTCGCCGAGGTGAGCCGGTCAAGCATCTCACCCGCATCGCGCAACAGCCGACGCCGGTACTCCTCAACATCCGGGCGCTCATTCATTGCCACACACCGTCCCTTCCAGCGCTTCCTCTATCAGCCGCTCGCGCAGGGCCTGTCCGTGGGGCGTCTCCAGCATCAGGTCACGCAGCAGGCCGTCGGCCTTCCGAGACCCGTACCGCTTGCCCCAGAATCGCAGGAGCGCGGCCACCAACTCCTCAACCCCGACAGAGCCCGCCTGCCGCAGAGCATCCTCCAGGTCGGCGTCGTAGTCCCCGTCGGCGATGGCCGCGTCCACCTTCTCGATCACCGGCGAGTAATCCGCCGGTTCGCCCGTCTTCCACGCATCGTACTTGCTGGTCATCGCTCGACCGCCTCTTCGATGAGTCGCGGCTGCGCCAGTTGGGGGTGCGCCGCATCAAGCGCGTCGATGGTCTCAAGGATGCCGCGCAGCCGAGCCACGAGTTGCGCCCGCGTCTGCCGCGCCTGAGCCTCTGTGCGGATGATGTAATACCCGCCCTCAGAAGCAGCGCCGATCAGGTATCCGTGGCGGCGCAGTTCGCGCACGGCATCGATGACCTGCCGCCACGGGATGTCCGTCTTGCGGGCAATGACTTTCGAGCGGACGGGGCCGCGCTCGATACGGAGGACAGCGAGCACGGCGTGTGCATGTCGGGTCATCGCGGCCACCTCCGCTCGCTGTCCGCGAACCGCGCGTCGGCCCACTCGATGGCGTCGCGCGCAAACGCCCGCGCCAGTTCACTGCATCCGTGCGCGACTTCCCGCGCGCACCACACGATGCCTCGTCCCACCGCCGCGCAGCAGGCGTAGAAGCGCTCGCAGGCCTCCGGCCACTGCAACTCGATGAACAGCCAGATGACCGCGATCAGGAACCCAACGGCTCCACAGAGGCTCACTGTCTCAATCATCCCCGCCGCCCCCTCCGCCTGCCTGCGCCCGCGCGCGGTGGAGCAGCTCGTGCTCCTCGATTATCATCCGCAACGCCGCCGACTGATTCGGCGGGTTGAACTGCTGTGCCACGCGCCGGATGTACTCCATGTGTCGCGGCTGCAACGAGTATCCCCTCCCGGCGAATCCCCCATTGCCCGTCTCCTGCCTGCGCTCCATCTTCACTCCTCCCTTCGTCGCCATTTACGACTGCCGCCACATCGCTTCGTCTGCGTCCGCCTCCCGCCATGCCGCTACCGCCTTCTCCGCCGCCGCCCTCTTCTCCGTGCGGTTCAGCCCCCTCCAGACCCGCGCCGCCTCGATACTGAAACCATCCCGGAACGCGCTGAGCACATTTCGAGGGCTGTAGTCCGCCGCGTCTGCGAGCACGGTCTGCGCCATCTCGTCGAGGTCCTCGACCATCTCTGCCACCGCGCGCTCGGGGTCGCGCGGGATGAAGAACCCGATGACCTCGTGCGCGAGCACATCCAGCAGCGTCTCAGCCGCCTTTTCATCTGTCACGCCGGTCACCTCCTTTCGTTGCGACCTACTCCGGCCAGCACTCCGGCCACGATTCCATCACGTCCACCCCGTCCTCGGTCACCAGCACGCTCCAGTACTCCTGAGCGTACGGGATGCCCGTCGGCTCATGCACGGGCCGGACGATCTCGATCAGGCCCGCCTCCTCCAGTTCGTGGAGGCTCTCCCACGGCCAGACCTCCAGGAAGTGCCTCCCGGCCTCGTCACGCGTCACGATCCGCGCCAGGATGTACGCCCGCTCCTCGTCAGTCATCTCCATCGCCTCCCGTGCCTTCGCTTCGCTCCAGCACAACACTCTCCACGTAGCGCCTGCCCTGATGCAGGCCGCGCGAATGGAACGTCACCACCGCCTCAATCCCGCAGCCGCGATATGCCCGCATCTCGCGCGGCGCGCCATGATTGTCCCATGGGCGATACCCCCCCACCGGCGCAAGCTCCCTAAGCGCGGCCAGCACAAGCTTGTTGCCGCGCGGCGATATAGGGCGGAAGCTACGCCGTGTCGCGTCGGCCACCCACCGCGTGCCGTCGTACTTTAGCTCCGTCTCGGCGTACCGCCACAGCTTTTCGAGCGCGCCGCCGGGCTTGGGCTTGTCGGCCATATCACTCATCGCAATCGCCTCCTGATCCTGCCGTCTGACCGCACGCCACCGGGCACTCGTGAGCGCCCGGTAGCCTGCGGTCACAGTCCGTAGCTCAAGGCCTGCTTATATACCAGACTGCCAACCGCCACGATCTGCGCGCTGTCTATCATCACCACTTCGCCCCAACCCGGCTCCGATGTGTCCAGACCGGTCTGCCGCACGACGATGCTGTTCGCGTCGATGATGCGCTGAACGCGGCCTGCATGTTCGCGCTCGCCATCGTTGTACCTCTGCCGCCAGACTATCAGGCTTCCTGTCTGGTACTTGTCGGCGCCGGTCTTTGCCATTGCCGTCGCCTCCCACTCATCGAGATATTGCAGCGCGTCGTGGTCTCCCTCTGCGACTGCTGCCCGGCGATACTCCTCGCGCTCTGTCTGGGTCATCTTCCTCGCCCTCCTGTCAGCCGATCTTCCACTTCAGCCCGCTTCACCACCACTCGCAGCCCGCGTTGCATACCTCGATGCCCGCAGCCATCCGTTCGTACAGGTCCGCCCACGCCTCTGCTTTGCCGCCCGGCGTATACAGCGCCACCAGTTCGTGCACGCCCTCTACCCAATGATGGCCGGGCGGTGCCTCGACGAGAATCTCGCCCTGGACCCCGCCAGCGTTCTCCCTCACCGTGGCCCCGAGGTCCTCCGCCATCGCCAGCACGTCCTGCCGTGTCACTCGTCGCCTCTTCGTCTCGGCCATCTTCCTCGCCCTCCTGTCTCTGTCGTCGTCCGTGTCCGTCTCCAGCGTAGCTTAGCGCGGGCGCACCTTGAGATTCGCGGGATGGAAGTACTCCGCGAGGCCCTGCTCCACCAAGGCGTCGAGCATCGCCTGAGCGGCCTCGGGCGTGGGGATGCCGTCGAACTCCTGCTCCCACCACTTGTGCTCGGGGTTCCAGGTGAAGCCTGCGGCCTTGAGCGCCTCCCGATGCGGGTAGGTGTCGCCCTCGATGCTCATGCGATAGGGCCACTCCGACCTTGTGCCATCGAGTTCCAGGCGCTGCCCGGCGTGGCGGCCTATTCGTGCGCGAAGCGTGGGCTGAGCCTGCTCGGTTGTCGGGGTCGTCTCGGTCATTTCTCTCGCCTCCTGCGTCTCTCTGTCCCTCGCGCCGAGGATATTCTACCACAGTGCGCAAGCCCTGTCAAGCGTTGCGAGCGATTGCCAGGGATTTCCCCGGCGGTTACCCGACCTTCCACTCTATCTCACTCGCGCGCAGCACCCGGTCCAGCGAGCCGTCGCGCCGGATGTAGATCGTGCCGTCGCTCCAAGCCGCGACCTCCCAGCCGCGACCGAGGCTGATCTGCGTCGCGCTGCCCGGCAACTGCCGCCCGATCCGGGCCAGCACCAGGCTCCACTCGTCGGGACTCAGGTAGAGCCGCTCGCCGCTGCCGGTGGTGATGATCGCCCAGACCGGCGTGATGTGCGTGTAGAACTCGTCGAGGCTGGCGGTGGTGCTGAACGTCCAGCCCAACCGCGCCGCTGCGACCCGCGCCTCGCGCAGGCTCCACGGCGTCTCCTGGAGGTTGATGCTGCCGAGGTTCTGCATGACCGCGTATCGCCGGGTCGCCTGGATTTGCTCGGTCGTCAGCATCTCTCTCGCCTCCTGCGCGTGCCTCGTGTCGAGGGTATTCTATCACGGCGCGCAATCGATGTCAAGCGTTGAGAGCGATTGCCGGCAGATTTTTTTTCGAGGGCGGGCAGGGGCGCGCGGGGGGGGGCGGGAGGAAACAGCGGAGGCGCCCGCCGTGCTGAGCGGACGCCTCGAATGCTGCTTGCCCTTAGCCATCGCAGTCGATGGGGCTCAGCCTGCATCCTTGCCTTTCGGCTCTGCGCCGCGATGACATAGGCGGGAGGGCACAGCGCCCGCCGGCATTATAGCAGGGCAGGCCGTCCTGTCAACAGCCAGCCTGCGCCACTCCACGCGCGCGGCACGTGCAGCGGTCGCGGAACGTTATCCGCCAGTCATCATTGGATCGTCGCGCGCGACCACCTCGGGCACGGGCTCCTGCACCGGATGGATACGCACGGTCTCATAGGCGACCACGGCGCGCAGGATCGCCAGCCAGGTCTCCTCGCAGAACGGGCCGTCCGGCAGGTCGTTGCCGCGCGTCCACCACTCACCAGCACGTGGCTTGCGCGACGAGGCCACACAGCCGAGGTAGTCCGGCGTCGCGACGACCGCGTACTTGTTCGTCTCGGTGTAGAAGTAGAGCCGCCAGCGGTCGGTGCCCAGCGAGTCCGACTGGTTGTGCTGGCTCGGGCCACGCACCAGGTCGTAAGTGAACCGATGACCCAGTTGTGCACACCACGTCCTCAACTGCTGCTCCACTGCGGCCAGGTCCGTCTCGGTGTACTTCGGCACTTCGCTGATCGTCTGGTCCTCGGGCGTCATAACGACACCTCCCGTCGATGATGACCGCGGCGCATAACGCGCCAGCGGATGCGAACCGTCTTCAAAAGCTGTGGTGCCCAGGGTGGGACTCGAACCCACATCCCCGAAGGGCATTACGGGCCAAATGGCTCCAAGCGTCTACCAATTCCGCCACCTAGGCACCTGGTCTTTCTGCACTTCTGCGCAATCCGGCCATGTAGCCGGCTCGCCCACTATTGCGCTCGCGTAACTTCCCGCGCCACGTGGTACGCGCCGAACGCACTCAGCGCCGCCGCAAGCGCCGCAGGCCAGTTGCCGGTCGTGGCGTACGCCGACAGCCCGGCACCCACGGCAATCAGCACGCGCTTGACGTTGTTGGGCACAATCGCCAACCCCGGCGCAATGCGCTGCACAAGCGCCACGATCGCGCTCGTGGCCAGGCCGATCAGCGCCGCCTGTCCCGCCGCATCCAGCGCGAGCCACCATTCAGTAAACTGTTCCATCTGCATCGCCCTCCTAACTGAAAATGAGCCGCATCACGACCTGCACGATACCCGCCCCCAGGACGGCACCGAGTGCCGCCCACGCGCCTATGCGCGCGCGCATCGTCGCCACCTCCATCTCGACTTTCGGTAGAGCGATTTCCAGGCGCGCCAGTCTGCCGTCGATGTTGCCCAGGTCGTCTTTCAGGGCCGTCATGCGTTCATCGAGCCGTTGGCCCAGCAGACAGCGGCTGCCGTTGGTGTACTCGGCGGTCATCGTGTCCTCCCTGGTGCGACAGTTAGAGCAGGTCGGCTATGTCTATCTGGTCGCTGGCGTTGGCCTTTGTGCCGTCTATCTCGACGCGGTAGGTGGCGACCTCGCTCGTGCCGTCGGCCATCGTGCGCGTGATTTCGATGGTAACCAACTCGACTGTCTTCGGCACCTCGAACGTGATCTGGCCGCTGGCGTCGGAGGTGAATGCGTTCTCTTCGGTCAGCACGACGAGATCGTCCGCGCCCAGGGCGGCGGGATATACGTCGAGCACTTTCAGGGACCAGGCCGCCGCACCGACCGCATCGCCCTGTTCGTCGGCGCAGTTCATGTAGAGCACATACTTGTCGGGGCTGGAGGGCGAGGGGATGGTCTGCGCCGTCAGCGTGATGGTGCCAGTGCTGTTGGCGCTGACGGTAATCTCCGTGTTGCTCGCCTTGTAGTTGACGGTGCTGGGCGTGAGGAGGTGGTAGGTGCCGCTGTCCAGGTTGAACGTGACGTTGCCGCTGCTGTCCGTAGTCTGCGTCGCGATGACGGCACTTTCGTCGGCGTTCTTGCACGTGACCTTCAGGTCGCTCACAGCATTGCCGCTGCCGTCCTTGTAGGTGCGCGTGACGGTGTAACTCCCGCTGCCTGCGCCGCCGGTGACCCACGCGCTGTCACCACGGTCGCGGATGGCCTCCAGGCTGTCAGCCGACGGGTCGAACGTGCCGCCAATGTCGCTGGGCGCGGAGGCCGCCTTGCTCGCAAGCGCCTTGATACCGCCCAGCACGTTGTTGTCGCCGCTGCCCGCCCATGCGCCCAGACGCGAGAGGATGGTGTCCTGCTTGGCCTCAGTGGCGTCGCCGCCGGAGGTCAGCGTGCGCGTCGCATAGCTCCAGATGTCGGCTATCAGAGTGCCGAAGCCCGTGAGTGTGCGGCTTGCGGCGCCCCACACGGCAGTCGCAACGTCCGCCGCGCTGTGCGAGCTGCGCGTGCTGATGGCGGCGTCGATGTTCGCACCATCAAATGGCGTGCTGTCCGAGAGGATGGCATCCCGCACGTCGTTTGCGGCATGTGATGACCGGGAACTGATGGCCGCGTCTATATTCGCCCCGTCAAACGGTGTGCTGTCAGACAGGATAGCGTCGCGAACGTCATTAGCCGAATGTGAGGAGCGCGAACTCACAGCAGCGTCGATGTTGGCTCCGTCGAACGGCGTCGCATCGGACAGTATATCATCCTGCGTCAGCGCCGGGTCCACAGCGTACCCGGACCACGCGTTGTTGCTACCATTGTCTACCTTGCCGCCGTCGGAGCCACCGGATGCGCAGAAGGCGAACGTATTCTGGTCCGCACCGCTAACCGTCTCAAACCCGGCTGTGGTGTTGCCTATGCTGGTGCAGTTCAGAAGCTGGTTGAGGTCTGCGCCCGTCCCGCTCAGGTAGAAGCCCCGCACGGCGGCTCCAGCGCCGACTGCTTTGCAGTGGTCGATGCGGTTGTACTTGCTGGCTACGTCAACCCCGCTCGTTGAGTGTTCGATGCTTCTGCAGTTCCTGAGCCACGTGGCGTCGCCGTTGATGTCGAAGCCCACGGAACACTTGCAGGCGCAACAGCCTTCGACGGTAACGTAGTCCGCCCCGGCCTGCACATCCAGCCCGACGCTCGCGCTGCTCGGGTGGAATATCGCGCCGCTGATCTTGCAGGACGACGCGCTGATCGTCAGGCACGCCGAGGCCCCACCGCTGTCTATGATTACGCCGGGCTCGCAGAACACAACCACGCTGGCCGTGGAGAGCGTGAGGTTCGATTCGCTGTAGGTTCCGGGAGCTATGACTATGTGGTCTCCGGCGCTTACGGACGAGAGCGCCTTGCCAATCGTGGCGAATGGCACATCGGGAGCGTCGCCGTCATTGCCGTCATTGCCGGTAGTGCCGTTGACGTAGTAGGTCGTGAAGAACGGAGCGGTGTCTATCTGCCGCAGCCTGCGCCCGGCGGAGGTGGGCACATTATGCGTCGCGCCGGTTAGCTGCTCGTCCCATACGCCGTCCGCTATCTCGTCAACGGCGTCATCGGCCAGCGCGTCGGCGTCGATGGCATCGGTATCTATGACTGCGGCGGTGATGGCTGCGTTGGCGAGGGAGTAGCCGGTCTTGTCATTGTTCGCGGTCAGGGCGTCGGCAGTCTTCACGCCCTCGACCTTGTTCGTAGCCGGGTCGTAGCCAGCGTCGGCGAAGTCTTTCAGGTCGGTAGCGGACTGGCTATCGCCGCCGATTTGCGTTACATCGACCTCCAGCACATCGCTACCGGCAACGAGCGAGTCGTACACATCGGCGGGCAGGACCATGAACTCGTGCCAGACGGGTAGCGCACCGCTCACGGCAATGGCGACGACGAGGCTTCCCAGCGTGCCGGTGTCGGTGGCGTCGAGCGGGCAGCCGTACCATCCGTCCTCATCGTGCGTGCAGCCGGTGGCGTCGTGCTTCTGGGCAAAGTCTCCGCCGTTCTTGCTCAACCGCACGTCCGCCTGACTGATGGTGAGCCCGGTCTCAGGGGTGACGCCATCGGTGCTATCGACGAACGGCCCGATCTTGCGCGTCGCAGCCGTAGACTGTCGCAGGAATTGCATTATGCCGTCCTCCGCCTACGGTAGTAGTAGTCCATCACGGGCATGATGTTAGCCGCCGCCTCCCCGTATCGCCACAGGCCCAGCGTGCGCGGCTGGAGGGGCAGCAGCGGCTGCTCATAAAGCGCCCGCACCTCGGCGGCGGAGAGGGCGCGGGCGTAGACGTATGCAAGCTCCAAGCGCCCGTCTAACACTCTGATAGCCCCTCCGGCCCCATCACCACGGGCGCCGATATATACGTCTACCGATTCGCTATCGCACGGGGTGATGTCGCCCGTCGCATCCTCTACGCCATCAATGTAGATGGTAGCGCTGCCCCCTGCCGTTAGCGTAGCAGCGACGTGGCGCAAACTAGTCCCCACGTTACTCGCACTGTACAGGTTCGATGTTGTCTGCCCGCCGATTAAGTTGGCCCGCCCAGCTCCTGACTCAATCCACAGTCCCCACGCGCAGGTTCCGCCGTCGCGCTTAGAGACTATGTAGCCGTCTGAGACCATCGTGCCGCATTTTACTATGCCGCCTATTGTCACCGCGCTGACATCGAGCGAAGGATCGTCCGCTACACGCGCATAATCGTCTGACCCGTCGAAATCCAGCGCTGGCCCGTGCTCTCCCACGACCCAATCCGTCGCCGGGTCCATGTTCGTGAGTGTACCATGATTGCCGTAGCCCGTCAGGTCATGCACGACGCCGCCCGCGCCCTCGTGGAAGAGCCAGAAGCCCACAAGGCCTGTCGTGCTCCAGTGGCTTCCCAGCGGACGCAGGCGCGGCATGTTCGGCTTGCGGTGCCACACTCGCGACGCCATTACGCAGTCACCTTCACGACCTCGATCCAGCCATCGACCGCCGAAGCGTCCGTGTTCTGGCCGGTGTCATTCTTGATAGCCACCTTGAAGTAGCGCGGGAGGCTATCGAGCTTCCACGCCCATTGGTACTTCTGGTCGGCGTCAGCGGTGGCGAGCAACTCGATGATGTTGTCGTCAAAGCCGTCGCCGGAGGTAGTGTGAATCGGGATGATGTAGATGTGGAAAAGCTCGTTGCCGCCGGGGTTCGCCGCGAAGCCGGTCACCTGCACGTAGAGCCATATCTGTTCGGCCAGCGTGTCCGCGCCGAGGTCCTGCTCTGGGCTTGTGTACGTGGCCCCGGCATTGATCGTCTGGCCCGAGACCGGATGTATGAGCGTCCGCGCGAATCCGAGCGCCATCAGTCGCGCACCTCCCTCACGGCCTCGCTCGCGAGACGCCGGGCGAGGTCCTCTCGAATCCCATCCTCAGACAGGCCGACATAGCCGCGCAACTGCGCCACGTTCTCGGGGTAGAGGCGACCGATGCCAAGCGCCTGTGCCCTGCTCGGCCCCATGACCGGGCGCTCCTCAGTGGCCGCCGCAACCCGGCGCTGCAAGTCTCGGAGGTCCTCCGCGTTGCGGATGGCCTCCGCGAGTCGCCCGGCGTCGGGCTCGACCGCCACAACTTCGACCTCCCCCGTGGGCTGAGGCGCGTTCATGTGCTCGACGAACTCCTCATCGCTCATGCCCGCCTCCTTCGCCTCCGCAAGCGCCTCCAGCAGCGGGGGCACATACTTGTACTTCACGATGTCAGGCATCCGCAATCACTCCTCCGCTACGCTAGCGCCGCCGTCCCTTGCCGACCCTCCGCGTGGGCTTGCATCCGCCCCGTCCCCTGTTCGCCCTCTGTCCGCGACCGGAACCGTCTCGCTTCGGCACTCCGCGCTTCGCCATCTGGTCTCACCTTCTCGGGTTGCTTCACGTCAGAATACACTACCGAACTCGCGCGTCATCTGCTCACCATAGTGCAGCGCGGTCATCCAGTCAATGTTGCGCGCCTCGGGCGCGTCGAGGTCGGCCCCTCTGTTGATCGCGCGCACAATATCCGCCACCATCGTCTGGACGCCACGCGTAGGTTCCCAACCCAGCGCCTCGCGCATGGCCTCGCAGCACATGCCGTAGGACCGGCCCTCACCGCGCGACCAGTCGCCCACGACGCGCACCGAGTAGTGCTTGTTGTGCTCAAGCAGGTGCGCGATGTAGAGCGCCAGACACGCAATCGTGTACCCCTCGCCTAGCGGCTGGGCGTTCCAAACGGTATGACGGCGTCTCGCGACGTTGAAAATGCCACCATGCACGTCCTCTGCTTCGAGAAACCGGACGTGAGCCTCCGCGCAATCCTGTACGTCTATGAGTGGCCGGTACGCTTCGCCGCCGGCATACACGCTGATCTCGCCGCGCGTCACCGCTGACCTCACCATCGCGTTGACCACCAGGTCCCACCGCATTCGCGGAGACCATCCGCCGACCGTACCCTGCCGCAGGATGATTGGCTTGAACCCGTCATCTGCCAGCGAGAGGAGCGCCTGTTCCGCCGCCACTTTGCTCTCGCCATACGCGCTCTGTGGGTTAGTTGGGGCATCTTCCGTCAGGTTCGCCTCATGGCTGGCGCCGTAGACGCTGGCTGAGGACGCGAACGTCAGCCTGCGCACTCCGGCGGCCTTCGCGGCCTCGGCGATCTGACGCGTCGCCTCATAGTTCAGCGCCCAGTTGGCGTCTGGATCGAACGCCGCCGTCGGATCATTGCTCAGCCCCGCGAGATGGCATACGGCCTCGATGCCATCGAACACGCCATCAGGCAGGTCGCGAATGTCCGCCCGTATCAACTGAGCGTCAGGTGCCCATTCCTCCAGCGCCGCGGCGCCCGACGGGAACAGGCACTTGTCCACGACGCGCACCGCGTGCCCCGCATCGCGCAGCTTGCGCACGAGCCACACGCCAATGTAGCCACAGCCGCCGGTCACGATTACGTTCATCGCGCCTCAACCTTCCAGCAGGCGTCGAACGCGGATGCAGGCAGGCGCTCCTCGTCGGGCCGCTCGTAGATGCGCCCGTCGCCACAGTAGGGTTCCGAGGCGACGCTCAGTAGCAGCGTATTCGGCTCCAGCGCCATCCAGCCATGCCAGACGCCGGGCGGCACGTGCAGGACGGCGGCCTTGCGGTCGGACAGGGTCATGCGGTAGGGACGCGCATTCTGAGCCGGTTCGCCGGGGTCCGCATCGACGAACTGGAACAGCGCCGCGCCGTGCACGATGCAGAAGTGGTCCCACATCTCCGCGTGCCTGTGCCATGCCCGGACAACGCCGGGCCAGCGAGTGCGCACCACGTAAACCTGCCCGAACCGCACGAACTCTTGGTCGTCGCGACGCAGCATCTCAAACAATTCGCCGCGGTCATCCACGTGCGTCGTGGGCACGGTCATCGTCACCCGTCTCTCATGTGACATAGCCATTCTCCTCACAGTAATCTCTGACCGCTTCGGTCCAGTATGGCACATACGGCAGGCGCGTGTTGATGAGCGCGCTCTGTCCGGGGCGCAGCGGGTCCACGTTGCCAACACGCGCGGTGAACTTCGGCTGGATTCCCACCACCTCCCCAATCAGCATAGCGAATTCATAGTGTGAGCAATGCCCGCGGTTCGCGCAATGGAACACGCCGCGTTCCTCGCCGCGCGTGATCAGCCGCGCCACGCATAGCACCTTCTGTGCCGCGTCCCGCGCGTAGGTAGGCGAGAAACAGGTGTCATCGTCGAGGGCGAGCTGCTTGCCCTCGCGCAGCGCGCCGACGATGAAATCGACGAAGTTGCCGCCGCCCTTGGCACGACAGCCGCTCCTCCCGAACAGGTGCGAAATGCGACAGACCCCGACGCGTTCCAGCATCGCCAGCGCCGCCAGTTCGCCTGCTCGTTTCGCGCGGGCGTAGACGGACAGCGGACGACATGCCGCGTATTCATCGTATGCCGCCTTCTGGCCGTCGAACACGTAGTCGGTGCTGATGTAGATGTACGCGGCCTCGACCCTGCGCGCGGCGAGGATCAGGGGCAGCGCAACGTTCACCTTCCACGCCTGCATCGGCGTCTCCTCGCAGGCCTGCAGGTCGTGCATCGCCGCCGTGTTGATGATACAGTCGGGCCGGTCGCGCTCGATTGCAGCGACGCCCGCGTCGGTTGCGACCTCCACGTCCGCGTGCGTGTACCCGATAACCTCATGCCCTGCGGTCTTGCAGGCCACCATCAGTTCCGAGCCGAGTTGCCCGTTTGCGCCGATGACCGCTATGCGCATTATCCGTCAGTCCTTTCTCTCACGGTATCTCCTCTTCCTCTGTGTACGTCTGCGCGTACCGCCGTGGTCGCTCGATCTCCACCAGCTCCGCAATCGCCTCCTCCGGCGCGAGCGGTTGCACTCGCGGCACCGCCCTGACCCGCATCAGCCTGACCAGGTTCCAGAACAGCGCCCGCGCCACAGCCAGCGGCAGGTCGGGCATCGCGCGTCGCACCTCTCGCAGGAGCGCCCTGTCGTACTGGTACTCGCACCTCACGTCCGTGAAGTGCCTTCGCCACGTCAGGTCCTGTCGCAGCCACCAGTCGCCGACGTAGAACTGGTGCTGGGTCGGGACGTACATGGTCTGCGACTGCACCCACGGAACGAGAAACTGCACACGCCCGCCGGGCTTCTTCAGCACGCGGTAAATCTCGGACACGACGGCGTTCACGTTGTGCAGGTGCTCCATGAAATGACTGCTGCGCACTACATCGACTGAGTTATCCGCGAGCGGAATACCATCGCGGTCGATGTCGGCGATGATGTCGGCACCGGTGCGCTCATCACGGTCGATGCCGACCGCGCCTTTGAGCTTGTAGTGCCCGCAACCGAGGTCAACTATCATCGCCGAGCACCTCCAGCAGGCGGGTGGCGATGACCCCGGCGGAACGCAATCGCAATGCCTCGGCCCTGCCATTCTCGCCCAAGCCACGCCGCAGGTCAGGCATGGCAATCAGGCGCGTGATGTTGCGCCCCCACTCCTCGGCATAGTAGCACAGCAGGCCGGTTTCGTCACGGCGCACAAGCTCATGATAGCACTGCGCGTCCTCGACGGCGACGGGTAGCCCCAACGCCATCAAGCTGGCCGCCTTGTTGTCGCTCTTGCACCAGCACCAGTCGGTCTGCTCCAGCGGTATGACGCTCAGGTCGCAGGACGCCATGTGCTTGGCGACGGTGCCGTACTCCCAAGCATGGAACTCAACCTCGCTCGGCAGCAGGGCGCGCGCGAGAGTCTCGTTTCTCTGCCCGACGCATGTTCGCGGCGGCATGGCGATGACCCACGTCAGGCGAAAGTGCTTCGCAATCTCCGGCAACGCCCACCTGATAGGCGACAGCGCAAACCAGCCGAGGTTGTCGGTGCCGCCCATCCACGCGATCCGCACGTCGTTGCGCCTGTCGGTGTACTCGCACCGCCGCGTCAGGTAGATCGGGTCGATTGCCTCCGGCCACAGCCGCACGTTGTCGTGCAGGCGCGACAGCTTGTCGCGCAGGCGGTTCGAGCACACGAGCAGGCCGTCGTACTCCGCCAGCGTCGCGTCCGGGAAGCCCATGTACTCGCGCCCGGCCCCGATGTAGTCATCGTTTACGTCGAGCCACAGTTCGCCCGCCCGCTGCCGCAAGCGCGTCGCCACTGCCACCGGCGCCATCCGCTGCACGATGATGGCGTCGGCGGTCTCGCCATCGGCGTACGGCCCCGCGTCAACATCGCGCCGCCGCAACTCGTCGATGATGTTCCAGCCGCGGTGCCGGGTCGTCGCACAGTTCCGGTCGCCGTTATTCCACAGCCACCATCGTATTCGCATCTATCTCCGCCCACTCGCGCTCCAGAATGGCGTCAAACTCGGCGAGGTAGCGCTCCCACGTCCTGCGCTGGATCAGCCGCAATGCGCTCAGCGCAATGCGTTCGCGCTCGCGCGGATTGTCGAGCAGGTAGCCCACGGCCTCCACGATGGCATTGCTATCGCGCGGCGGCACGAACATCACGTCCCTGCCGTGCGTCGCGTAATCCTCCACGCCCGTCGGCGTCGTCACCACCGGCGTTCCGCACGCCATCGCCTCGCGCACAGTGCGCGGCGAGCCCTCGATGATGCTGGGCAGCACGAACACGGTCGCCTGCGAGTACAGTTGCGCCACCTCGTGCTCATCATACGTCTGGTGATGGCGCACGGGGCACGGCAACGAAGGCGGCGGGTAGCCAAGCCAGTCCACGCTGAGCGTCGGATAGCGCCGGGCAAGCTCCTCCAGCGCCGGAAGCAGGTACTCGTGGCCGCCATACCATGTTGGGACGCTCTTCGTGATGACGAACAAGCGCGGGGCCTGTTCGCCGAGGCGGCCCGACGGCATGTCGGCCCTCGGCGAGAACGTAATCGTGTCGATGCCCGGCGTCAGCCTGCCGACGATGTTCATGCCGTACTTCTCGGCGAACTCCGACATGTGCTCGGCGATGATAATGTCGCGGAAGCCGTCGAGTTCAAAGGCCTGCCGCCACTCGTCGTAATACGCTTCGCCGCGCACCCACTCCGGCTCGTCGGATTGCACGAGGCCGAGTCTGAGCCCGCAACTGATCTCCCGCGCCTTCGGTCGCGTCGTCACGAACGTCGCCATCGCTATATCGTAATGCGGGCGCGTCCGGCCCCAGGGCACCACCGAGAACTCGTCCCACATATCGGCGTTTTCGCCGGTCATCAGCGCGATCTCCACGAACCATCCGCGCTGCTGCAGGTGTTGCGCAATGCACCGGATGGCCTTCTCGCCGCCACTGCGCCCGCCTCTACCGCAGACGATGCAGAACGTGCGCTGGCCGCGTTCCGGCTTGCGCTCCAACTCCATCGGCACGTGACGCGACGGCATACGTATCGGTTGCCGCTGCTGCCCGCAGTCCTGGAGCACGAGCCGGTACAGCTCCTCATAGCGCGCCGCCTGCGCCTGAAGTGTCCAGCGTTCCCACGGAAGTTCGCCTCCGCGTTGCCCGACCTGCCCAATCATCGCCGCCGCGACGAGTTCGGCGTCGCGTTCCGACAGAAGTATCGCGTCGTGCGGCACTACCTGCGAGGTGCCGCCCACGTCCGTCGCCACAATCGGCGTCCGGCACCGCGCGGCTTCGCGCAATGCCAGCGGCGTCGCCTCGTTTGTGCTCGTGCTTGCCACCACGTCCGCCGCGCACATCAGGCGTATCACGCGCTCCAGCGGCACGTTGTTCTCAGTGCGCACGTCGATTCCCGCGGCCTGCAACTCGGCAACGCGCTCCTGATAGTCATCCCACTCGCGGTGCCACTCGGCGGGGCCGATGGCGTAGAACGCCGCGCCGGGCACCCGTTGCGCCACGCGCTCGACCGCATCGAGGTAGAGCCGCCAGCCCTTCACCTCCTCGGCCTTCGTGACGCTCAGGAACACCGGCTCCACGGCTGACAGGCCCTCCGCGACACGCGCCTCGTGCCTCGGCATCCGCGCGGCGTCGATGATGTTCCAGTCGAGGCCCGATGCAATCTCGATCTGTTCCGGCGCGTAGAAGTCGGCCTCGTGCGGCGCGATGTGATACGGCACCACGCTCCATGCGTCGGTGCGGTAGTAGCGGATACCGTAGGTGTGCGATGTGACCACGAGCCGCCCCGACTTCTCCAGCGCCTCCAGCACGCCCCACTCGTGGCCCCAATAGTGCAGGTTGACAATGTCGGCCCGCGCCGCCGCCGCCGGAAAGACCTGCCGCAGTTGCGCTTCGCCGCCGACGACCGTGACGCGTACCCCGGCGGCCTCCAGTTCATCGGCCAGAGGCCCGCCGCGTATCGCCAGCACCTCTGTCGCGAACTCGTCGCGGTCCACGCTGAGACAGAGGTTGCGCACGGTCCGCTGCGCACCCTGCCGCGTCAGATCGCCCACGACGCGCAGGATGCGTGTCTGCTGCTCGCGCGCGGCGACGGCTTCCGGCTCGTCAGCACCCCACCGGAGCACGCGCGTCACCGCCGCGCAATCGGCCAGTATGTCGGCATTGCCGCGCTGGCCCCGGTTGCGGCCTGCGTACATCACCGCCTGTAGCAATGCCCGCCGCACCACAACGCCCGCAATGTAGAGGCCATAGCGCACCGCTTCGGCGAACCTCGCGGGCGCATACCCCCCCACCTCGCGCGCAATCCAGCACACGCCCACGTCCGGTCGATTGTCAAGGTGCGCAACAACCGCCTCCGGGGCCACGCCGCAGTCGTCATCGACGAGCGCGACGTAATCGCTTGCCGTGCCGCTCAGGATGCGGTCGCGCCAGACCAGCGCGTCGCAGTCCCGCGCGGGCGGCACTATCGCGAGGCGCGGCGGCAGACCGTGCAGCAGCGGCAACTGCGGCGGCATATCCGGCGTCGCGCCCGCGCGTCCGCGCCGCCTGCGCGTCGCCACCAGCCTTGTGTCTGTCATGCTCTCTCTCCCCGCCTACTCTACGTAACCGACGCGCTCCCACGACACCCGCACGTAATCAGGGTCGAGGTAGCCTGTCTCGCCATACGACGGATAGCCGTAGCCGTAACCCGCCGCCCAATTGTTCCAGATATGCAGCCGGAACTTGCCGCCGTCGAGCACCTGCGCCCACGCGTAGACGTGCGGGTCGGCGTAGGTAATGCGCACGGTGCTGGGCCGCTGAGTGGAGAACGTTATCGTGGAGGAGTGGTCAACCTCATAGATGTTCTCGGTGGCGACGGCCACCGTAGTGTTGACGGCGCCGCTGACCGTGCGCGTGCGCAGAGGAGCCAGTCGGTCGCGCGGGTAGCCGCTGGGGTTGTCATCGACCGCCGTGATATTGCCGCCTGCGGACACCGTCACGCTTCCGATGCGCACCGTGCCAGACGGGTTGCTCGCGCTCAGGCTCGCCGTGAACTGCACGGTGCGGCTGTCGGTGTGCGAGGTTGAGTCAGTCTCGGCGTAGATGTAGTTCGTGGCGCCGCTCGTGAGCCCGGTCAGGTCCGTCGTGGTCGTGGTCTTGACCATGCAGCCGTTCACGAGGCCGATGCCGGAACTAACCGTAGCCGTGGAGGTGCCGACGCCGCCGAGGGTCCAGCCGCTCAGTACGCCGCCCACCGCAACCTCCTTCAGGAAGTTGCCCAGCGGCGACGACAGCAGATACGCTATCTGTTGCGCCCAAGTGCTGGTGGCGTAATCGTCCGCGCCAATTAGCGTTATGTCATAGTTGGTGGTCGAGGCCATAATTCACCCCTATCCCGGCAGAGGATACGGATGCTTGTCCATCGTGATGTTCGGGTTATCGAGTTGCCACCAGATTTTGCCGTCACTTCCGGGGTTAGCGATTGCTACCGACGCGCCTCGCGTCCGCCATCCCGGCCCCTCATACAGCGTCGCCGCGCCGCGCCGGTCCGGACGACTGCGCTCGTCGGCCACGCGCTTCTCGTAATCCATTCACGCCACGGTCCCTATCACGCGGCACTTGATGCGCACGTACGTCACCCGGTCGCGCACGATAGGCAGGCTGATCTGCGCCACGCGCGCCTTCACGTTGTGCAGCCCCACGCGCTCGCCGCCCTTGACGCTGACCACGTAGCCGCGCAGCAGCGAGCCGTCGGCGATGACTGTCCCGGTGAACCACCTGGGCAGCAGCGTGAGCTTGTTCTTGAGTTCCATCCCGCGCCGCGCCACCTGCCCCGCCGTCTTGAGTTCCGGGCTGGTCTCGACGTGATCGACTACCCAGCCGCCCGCGTAGTTGCTGGCCGCCGGGGTGTTGATGCTGTCGTAATCCCACGCCACGTAATGCAGCGGCTTGCCGTCCTCGTCCTCGCCCATCACGTCAACCCAGTTCGCGAACACCTCGTCGTCGAGCGTCTGATAGTAGGCGCGCACCTGCGTCATCTGGCCGAGGGCGGTCGGGTCCGTGGCGTCCTCAGGGTTGCAGAAGAGTTCGAGGTCGATGCCGCTGGCATTGCGGGCGAGGTCGGCGGCCAGACACGCGCTCGACAGCCAGCCGTTGTCCTGATGTTGCAGCCAATCCGAGGATGTGCGCGCCGTGCCACAGTACTTACAGCCGGTCACGATCTGCCCGCGCTCCGCCCAGATTGCGCCGCCGGGCGAACCATGCTCCACGACCTGCCGCAGGTATTCGCCCAGGCGCCGCCCGCGTTCCGGTTGCCATGCCGGTTCTTCGGGCCTTCCGACGGCCAGCGACAGGCCCGTATCCTCAAGGTCCTGCCATGCGTCCCCGATGCGCGCGACGCCGAGGATGTGCCGGACGTAATCGCGCACATTCCAGCCATCGCCTACGGGTATCTGGCCCTTCACCCGCTGCAGGTTGAGTATCGCCATGAGGTCGAGGCCGGGCAACTCTGCGAAGTGGCCTTCGAGTTCGGGCTCCAGCGCCCACACGTATTCCAGCAGGCTCGTCACCGTGCCCGCCTCGTCAGTCCATTGCGCCGGGTACAGCGCCTTCGGATACTCCGCGTAGTAGCCCCTCCAGCGGTGGTTCACAATGCGGAAGCCGCGCAGCAGGCCGATGTCCTTCGCCCAGTAGCTGTTCTCCGGGCGGTTGTGTACACGGATGCGCGCCTCGACGGCCTCAAAGTCCTCGCCGAAGTCTACGGCGATGCTGTGCACCCTGTCCGTCACTGTCTCGCTGACCGCGGGCTCCCCGTTGTCCGTCAGCACCGCCATGCGGTCAAGCCGCACGGCCATGATCCCCGGCGACGTGTAGCTCTTGACCGTGACCTCGCTCCCGCCATGCGTGAACGTGCTGGTGTGCTCATAGGGCGACAGGTGGAGTCGCCATCGGCAATGCAGGTCGGGCAGGCCGTTCGTGCCGTGGTCGGGCACCGAGACATACGCGGCACCGGCGTCATACTCGGCGGTCTCATATGCGCACCGCGTCGTGCTCCCGTAGCCGTCCGCCCCCACCGAATAGCCCCAGCCGTAGATGTTCAGCCGGTACTTGAGTTCGCCCTCGTCGTAGTAGCTTGCGTCGGCGTCGCCATAGTCTACGCCAACCCAGAAGTCCTCGCCGGTCACCCACGCGCTTGTCATGTAGAGGGGCTGAGCCAGCACCGACAGTTCGCCGGGGTAATGCCGAATGCGTATCGGCGCCGAGTCAACCCAGACCCAATCGTCAACATGCTCGCCCGCGCGATACCACGCATAGTTGTCGCCCGCGCCATCGCCCATGATGGAAACCCCGAGTGCGCCGCGCACGACGGAGATCATCAGGATGATCTCCTGCTCCTCGCCTTCCGCGCCTTCCGGGATGTGGTGGCTCCCGTGTGTCCAGTCGCGCTGGACCCATTGCCCGCCGACGAGTTCGTACCATGTGGCCGCGTCGCCATACGGCAACTGCAGCGCCCAGCCCTTGCCGTCCGCCTCGCCGATGTGCACCTCGGTGAACGGCTCGACGCTGCACTCTTCCGGGCGGCCCGGACGGCGAATGCCCACGAGGATGAACGGGTTCGGCGCAAGCGTGTACTTGCTGACCCATTCGCTCGCTACGTAATCCGCCGCGTCCGCACGCTTCATGTTCCGCTGGCGAGTCCACGTCAGGCCCCACCGCTTGCCGGTCTCCTCGACGAGATCAACATCGCCAGCGGGCGACACATTCCAGTAGTTGCCTGCAGTCGCGGTGCTCACGTAGGGCCGGCAAATGAACGTGTTGAGGTCGCTTGCGATGAACTGCGCCGTTGGCAGGTTCTCGTTGTCGCCGTAACCGATGACGGTCGGCCCCGCGGCTGCGGTCGAGATCGTGCAGCCGTCATGCACGTCGCGCATGGCGTCGTGGCGCGCGAACGGGTAGTTGTTCGGCGCGATGGAGTAGCGCCCCCGATGCTCCATCATCTGCACGTCCGCCGTCACGATCTGCCGCAGGTAGGTGCTCATGCCATCACGTCACCGCCATCGTCTCTGCCAGCGTCCATTCGCGCCCGTCGCGCCAGCTTTCGTATAGCTTGATCTGGCCGCCTTGCGGCACGGCCATGACCACGGCCCGCGCCGACCCCATCTTCACCACCGGCGGGCGTTGCGCGTCGCACGAGGCCACGGTCACGCGGCCCTCCGCGTAGCTCTCGAAATCGTCCGCGTGCCGGATGCGCACAATCGCGTTGCCCGTGCGTGGCTCATAGCCGCTGATGTACAGCCGCAGGCCGTCATCCCACACGGTCGGGTAGAGCCAGTCGGTCTCGCTGAACGCCTGTTGCCAACTGCCTGCCTGTCCGTCCTCCCACGAGACCCAGAACGTGGTATCCTCGCCGCTCGACGTGCTCGCGAGCAGATAGCCGTAATCGCGCGACTTGATCAGCGTAGCGGGCTTCTCGTCGGAGGGCGCAATGTTCACCGTCTCGACGATGCCCTCCTTGTAGATGGTCAGCACCTGATAGCCGCCCGAGTAGCCGATGACGTAGAGCCTGTCGCCGACGACGCGCGACAACGGATACTTCAGGGCGCCCAGCGAGGCGCTGCTATCCTCCCACTCATTGTTGTCACTTCGCGCCTGCGTCGCAAGCGCCTCCTCCTGACCGTGCAAGAGGTAGATGCGCCAGAGGCGGCGGTCGTAGCCTATCGTCGGCGCGTCAGCTTCGTACCCTGTCTTCTGTTCGCTCGCCCAGTTCTTATCCCCGAACATCTTGTAGCGCCACCGCGCCTTGCCGTCCGACCCCGCATAGGTCAGATACAGCCGCGAATGCACGCCCTCCACCAGGTGCGGCCATAGCGCGCGCAGCACCGACGCGGTGACGTAGCTATACTCGCGCGCCCGCACGTAGAGCCCGCTCGTCGAGCCCACGCGGTATTGCCAGAAGGCCTGCGATGGCGTGTAGGTGCGCGTGACTTCCAGATTGCCGCTCTTCCAGTAGCCTGCGGCGTTGCTCGTGATCTGCTCGACCGTCTCCCACGCGCTGCCGGTATAGCGGTCGACGTTCGGCCCGTCCGTAGTTCGCCGCAGGGTTGCACCGCTGACAAGTTGCCCGTGCAGCGCGCCGCCGATGATCTTGTCCGGCCAGAGCTTGTACTTGATGCCGCGCACTATCTGCCAACTGCCACAGCGGAGGGCCACGTTCAGGGAGCCGCTGTCGGCAGATTGCAGCAGCGGCGTCCCCGCGTCGAGCGGCGCGCAGATGTCAAATGCGTACCCGTTCGTCAGGCGCGCGCTCTCTTCGTCGAGCGTCTTGGTGTCGAGCAGCGCCGAGTTCAGGCTTGCGTCCCACGCGTCGCATACGCTGTTGATGCGACTTGCCTGCTGCCCCAGTGAGTAGGCGACGGTGAAGTCGAGGCCGCTCGTCGCGCCGACGCGATAGTCAAACGTGCGCACCGTGCTGGTCTCGTGCACGTTGTCGTGACCGCCGTTATCCTCCGTGGTATCCATGAGCGCCGTGTGGCACACAGAGTCAACCGCCGCTGAGAGGCCGCCGTCGCGGTAGTCCGGCCCCTCGAATGCCTTGACCACGGTGTGCGTCGTGATGTCCTCGCTCGGGTCCAGCGCCCACCCCGGCTCCTCCAGCCGCCACGTGCCGTTGACAAAGCCACTTATCGCAATCTGCGTCACCTGTTCGAGGTCGGGTTCACCGCCCTCCTCGGGCGCGGCCAGATAGACGTACACTTCGCCGTCGGCGCTCCTGTAATCGACGCTGTAGGTCGCGGTGTGCTGTTGCGAGGTATGCACGCATTCGGTCTGTCGCGTGCTGTCGGTGTGGTGATTGTCCGTGTAGCTGTGTGTGAGGTAGGTCAGCGTGACGGTCAGCGTGCTGTCCGCGCCTTCGGGGAACGGCAATCGCAGACACGGCCAGCCGCGCCCGCAATACCGCGCCTCGGCAGGCTCTGACCACGTGCCGCCCGATTGGTCAGCCTCTCCATCGTACTCGCGCCACTTGTCCGCGCGATGGTAGAATGCAATGTCGGGGATGCCCGGCATACCGTCGGGGAAGTTCTCGTCAGGCACCGCGTCGAGCCTTGAGCCGTAGTTGCTCGGGAAGGTCAGCGTCAGCGAGCCATTGCCCGTGACCGTGAAGTCGCCGCCCGCGTTCGGGCTGCTCACGCCGCCGCTCCCGCTCCAGTCGGTGTGGTCCAGCGCAGGTTCGGGGCCGTACACGCCGCGCGCCGTCGGGTGGCTGATGTTGATACCGCCGTCCCAATCCGGGTTGGCGTCGCAGGTCGTTGCGTCGAGGCCGGGCACCCGCAACTCGATGGTCAGGTCATCGGTTTCGTGCCCGTAGGTCGCGACGTAGTGTTCCACGCTCTCCTCGGTCAGGCCGAAGCTGAGGACGTTGGATGTCAGCAGGCGATAGCTGTCGTCCGGGTCGCGATAGTCGAGCCCGGTGACTGTCGGCGGGTCGATGTAGCTCCCGAGGTCGCGCAGTTGCTTGACGGTCGGGTACACCTTGTCGCCCGGCGAGGCGCTGCCCGTAGTCTGTCCGTCGGGCGTGGTGCTCCAACCCAGGCTCGCCGCGCAGTGATTGCTCGCCTGAAGCGGCCCGTCTATGCACAGGTTCTCGGCAAGGGCCCCGTCTCGGTCCCAGACGCCGAAGTCCTCAAAGTCGAGAATGTAGGGCGGCTGCACAGTTGCCGTGTGGCTGTCGTTGAGCGCGCCGACCGTCTCGTCCATCAGTACTTCGACGCCGTCCGCAACACCCTCCCAGCGCCACGCGCCCAGATCACGGAAGAAGCGCGAGAGGTCGGTGCACACACCGTCCCACTCAAGCTCCAGTGCCGCGTACTTTATCCCCGCGTTCCCCTTGTGCTGCTCGACGGCGAACTCCACCGCACTGATCGCCGTGACCTGCGGGTCCCACTCCTCGTACGTCGCGTCCCACGTCTGTGTACCTGAATAGTGCATCGACCCGAACGTCACATCGTAGCTTAGCGGATTGGGCAGCGCTGCCCAGGTGTCGGCGTACTTCACCTCGCTGGCGTAGCACGGTGCGTCCTGCCGCCCTGCGCCCGGCGTGGTCGTTTCCTCCCGCGTCAACCGGCGACCGCTCGTGCTGATGCTGTACGGCACCTCGATGTTCCACGGCCCGCCCCCCTGGAAGTAGACAAAGTAGTGGTCCTCAATGCCATCGGTTATGCCGCCATAGCCAATCTCCAGCCCGACAACGAACGTAGCCTCGGTGCCTGCCGGTGGATCAGGTTGCGGATCGGGGCCGGTGTAGCCGGTGCTCACATCCTCGATCCACAGCCGCACGGAACCGGCCTGCAGTTCCACCAGCGCGGTCGGGGCGCTGATGTAGAACTGCTCGTCCTGGTTCAACATTGATAGCGTGCCGCTCACCTCAGCCACGCCATCGTAAACCTGCGTCTTCGCCAACCTGCCGACCTCCCATGTCTCTCCGTCGAACTCGGCAACCAGTCTGTCGCCATTGCGACGAATCACCAGCGTCTCTGTCGCGCCCGCATCCTCCTCCGGCCCGTAGATCAGCCACCGCCGCAGATGATCCGCACCGTCCGTCCGTTGCCATGTCCCGGCGCCGATGACCAGCAGCACTATCAGCGCCACCGGCCACAGCCAGCGCACCTCTCTCATGTCCTTGCACCTCTCTCTATGCGCGTCTCTATCTCACCAACTGCGTCCGCTGCCGCCCCCGCGCCCGTTCGTACTCGCGCTGGGCAAGCTCGCCGATACGCCGCTCGTCATTCGTCTGGATGACAATCGTGGAGCCGTAGCCTCCCGCCGCCTGATATTGTCCCGCGCCCGTCACGTAGGGCGAGCCCCACCGACGGTACGCGTAGCCCGCAATCGACGGATAGACGCCACTTGCGAACCGCAGACCCCAATCGACCATGTGACGATACGCGCCGAACGCCCGCTCGCCCAGGCCCGCTTCCGGCCCGCCCTGCTGCCAGCCGCGGTAGGCGGCGCTGCCGACATCATAGGCCGTTGTCGCCACCGCCACCGCGGGAATGGCACGGCCTGCAACTCCGCCCACCCGTCCCAGCCATGGTGCTACACGCCCGAGCCATCCGCCCGCCGCCCCCCCTCCCGCCACCTCAGCCCCACCAGCGGCAGCGCCGCCACCGAGCAACCTCGTCATCGCCTGCCCACCAAGCGCCTGTAGCGCACCTCCCGCAAGCGGCTTCCCCACCGCAAACGCCCCCGCCAGGAACATCGCCGCATACGGATGCTTCTCGACGAAGTTGGCTATCCGTGTTATGACGCGCGCCAGAATCGGGGCAAGCTGCACAAGGGCCCGAGAAGTCGCGATGATGGCCTCCGCCATCGCGACGAATGCGTTCTTCAGGCCCTCGACGAACTTCTGCCACTGCTCCTCGCCGCCGAATAGCTCAGCCCCGAGCTTGTTGATGAACGCTTTGACGCGCGTGATTACGTCCCCGAAGCCAGCCATCAGCGCGTCGCCAACCTGCTTGACGAAGCGCCCCAACGCCTCCTTCGCAGACCCCTCCGTCCCGAAGCTCGCCCACAGTCCGCGCAGCGCGTTCAATACGCCTCGCACCACCGCCCCGACCCGCCGCCCGAGTTGCTCAGCCCATCCTGCCTGGCTGATCTGCTGGGCTATGTTGCGGAGTATGTCCACGAACCCGCGCGCGCTTGGGTTTATCCCGCGCGCGAACTCGACGGACAGCTTCTGCACATCCCCGACGAATGACCGCCACTGCCCCTGCAGCGTATTAAGCTGCTGCTGCTGCATGTCATACGCGCGGTTCGTGCCCGTGATCTGTTCGCGCAGCCGCGCGTACTCCTCGATGTTGCGGCGCAGGATCATGACCGCGCCCGCCGCCCGGACGCCGAATATCTTCGCGAGCAGGTCCGGCGGCAGCTTCTGCAGCTTCTGCATTACGTCAACCAGACCGTGCGTCTTGATGTTGAGGTCGGCAACGGACAGCCCGTATCGAGCGAGCGCCTTCTGGTTCTCCTTGCTCACGTTCAGCAGGCTGTAGAGCGTCATGCGCAACTGCGTCCCGGCCATGCTCGCGTCGAGCCCGCGGTTGACAAGCAATGCCAGCGCCGCCAGCGTGTCCTCCAATTGCAGCCCGAACTCCGCCGCCGCCGCGCCGACGTACGGCAATGACACGGCCAGTCGGGTCATGTTCATCCGGCTCTTGCCAATCGTAGCAGCGAGAGCGTTGACGATGCGATCCGTATCCTCGGCATTCAGCCGGAACATCTTCATCGTGCTCGTGACCAGTTCGGTCGTGAGCCCCATGTCGGCCAGCGTGCCTTCCGCCAGCGCCAGCACGCCGGGCATTGTTCGCATCACCTCGTCGATGCTCAACCCCGCGCTGGCAAGAGCGTAGAACCCGTCCGCAATCTCCGTCGCCATCTTGTTGGACTGCTGAGCGAGCGCAAGCCCGAAGTCCGACAGCTTCGCGCGCGCTTCCGTAAACGCGTCGCCCACGAGGCCCGTGACCGTCAGCGCATTCACGACCGCCTGCTCGTAATCAGCGAAGGCATTCAGCGCCCGTCGGCCTATCTCCTCGGCAATCACTGCGCCCGCCACGACCGCCATGCGCGCCATGTTCCACAGGCGCCGGGCGACGTTAGCCACCGTCCGCCCGATGGCCGCAAGCGCCCGCGCCCCGACGCGCCCCATCACGCGGAAGCCGGTATTCACGCGCTGGGCATACCGCTCGATCCCCCGCAGGTCACGTTGCGTCTGGCGGTACGCCTGCTGGCCCTGGCGCTTTGCCCCCAAGACTACGCCATATTCTATCGTTCGTGACGGCATCGGCTACCTCGGCGAGCAGCGACAGGATGTGTTGCCATGCCTCGATGCGCCACCGTGCGTGGGCGTCTATCGGCTGGCCGCTCGGCGGCTGCCCCGTGCGCTCCAGCCACAGCGCCTCCTCCCACAGCGCCGCAATCCAGTGCAGCAGCGCCCGTTCGGATACATCGCAGAAACGCTCCTGCAACAACTGTCTCTCGCGCTCCCGCCGTGCGGCCTCGCGTTGCGCCGCTATCCGCCGCAACCGCCGACGCTCCTCCGGCGGCGACTGCAGCGTCACGACAGGCCCGTCCGTCGGCTCGGTCTCTATCTCCACCTCCGGCTGCGTCAGTTGCCAGAGCCCGCGCTCCTGCCCTGTCCGCTCGTCCTCGATTAGTCTCTCCGCAAGCCGGGCTGTTCGGACAAAAAAGCCTCGAACGCCTCTCGCGCGTCGCCCGTCCGCCCCGCAACGTAGTCCATCGCGCCCTCGATGTAATCGGCCAGCTTGGGCGACATGCTCTCATAGACGGCGAGGTTGTGCTCGTTGCGCCCCTCTTTCTCGCGCTTGTAGGTCACGCGCCCGCAGGCATTGCCGTCCGCGTCAACATGCGGCAGGCAGAAGTCCACAATCTGCGCGTAGCACTTCTCAAGGAAAATCGCCCAGCCATCCACGGTCCCCGCGAACTGAGCGCGCTCGGGCTCGCCATCGCCCCCGAGTTCGACCCGGTCGGCGCGGAACGTGAGGCCCGCCGGTTCGATCCGCCGCTCACCGCGATTGTCCGGCGCCCGCACCTCGATGAAGTACTCTTGCGGCAGCGTCGGGATGCCGAACCGCACCGGCTGCCGCTCCATGACAATCCCGAACTGCGCCCAGTCGCCGCCTGCCCTCTGCTCTTCATCTTTGCGCTCGTCGCTCATCGTCTACCTCCCGTTGTCTGTGTCCCGCAGTCTGCCAATCCACTCCCGACACTTCCGCACGCCTCTGGCGTATCGCCCGATGTGTATCCACGCCCCGCGTGTTTCCGCCGCGCACAGGGCGTCCCGAAACTCCTGCGTCTCGGTATCGCCGCGCAGTTCGAAGGCTATGCTTCCCTCCCGCGCCTGCCGGTCCCCCTCTTCACGCAACGCCTCCGCATCAGCGGCATCAAGTACGCGCGCGCCGACAATCGGAAACCCACATGCGTGCAACACGGCGGCACGCGTTATGCTCGTGGTCACGTAACCACCCATGCGCTCTCTCCCTCCCTGCATCATGTCTCCGCGATGGTGATCGGCGCCGTCGTACCGTCCGCGCTCGACAGCGCCGTGAACGGCACGCCCTCCTCGATGATCGTCTGGCTCGCATCGCCACCGGCGTGCAGCGCCTGCCCGGTGTAGACAATGCGCGGCAACTCGATAGTCACCGTCCCGACGGCAGACCGCTCGCAGACTATCTTCAGCGCCGCTTCCTGACCGTTGAGGAAGTCGTTGTAGACTGCCGCGTCGATGAAGCGCCGGTCAAACGTGCCGGTCACGAGTTGAATGCCGTTTGCCAGATACTGCGGGTAGAGTTGCGTGTTGATGGCCGCGCCATCCCCGGCGCTCTCGACCTGATTGTCGATCTCGATGGTGACGTTGTGGACGGCGTTCGTGGTGGCGTACGCGCCGCCGCCGGTCTTCATCTCGATGTAGCTCTCGTGCTTCTCATACGGCGTCGTCGTCACCGCGTCCTCGCTCGTCAGGTCAACGCCCGTGTCGCCGAACTTGCCCGTCACGTCCATCCGCCACATCGGCGTCCCGGAACCCGTGAACTCCAGCCGCGCCGACGCGCACTTGCAATCCCGGAACTTCCGCCGCGTAGTGACGAACTCCACCGCAATCGTCGCCCACTTGCCCTGCCCGTCGGAGTCGCGCGTGATGATCCAGTCGATCAGATCGGAGCTACCGCCCGGTATCGGCCACAGCGTCAGGCTGCCCGATACCGACTGCACCTCCCGCAGGTAGTGGTTCTGGTACTGTACGCCGTCCGCCCAGTCCAGAAACGAGTAGGCGGGGTCTTCGCTGAGACTCTCGGCCTCGGGCAGGCGCCAGACCGTAAACGATCCCGCCGCCGTAATATCCTCGCCCTCGCTGTTCTGGAGCGCGAAGCCGAGCTTTGTCCGCTTGCGTTGTATCAGGCTCATCGCTACCTACCACCTCCGGCACCTCTCGCGCCGAGGTTAGTCATTACGTGTACTCTCCGGCTTCTCGCCCTATCTTCACCCGCACGTCTATGCCCGCGGCCCGCACGCGCCGCGAGAACCCTTCGATGTTCAGCCCCGGCGTCGTGCTGCACCGCATCGCCAGCAGAATGTCCTCCGCCGCGCCGCCCAGCGTCATGTTGTCGTAATCGTCGAGCACGGCTGCAATCGCGTCCGCATACGCGGCCAGCGCCTCGTCAGCCTCCTCCGGGTCGTCGTCATGGATGACCACAAGCACCCGGAAATCGTACAGGCGCTCGATGTACGTGTCCGCCCCGCCGATGGATGGCCCGGCGCCGCCCTCGCCCTGCGCCCAGCCCATGAAGCGCACCACAACCGCCGGGCATTCGTGCGTGCTGCGCGGCTCGTCCCGCTTGCTGAACCACGTTTCGATGGGCGGCAGGTTCAGCGCGGTCAACTTCGCGGGCAGGTCGGCCTGCAGCGCCGACAGCAGCCCGGCCCTGATTGCGTTCGCGTAGGTGGTCGCCATCCCCTCAGTCCTCGACGAACAGGTGCTGCATGATGATGCCCGCCCACGCCTCGTCCTGCTCCCGCGTGGGGCGGATGGCCTCGCGCTTGGGCAGGTTGCCCGCGCCCACGGCGTGCAGCAGGCCGAGGTTGAACATGCGGCCCTTCTTGCCCACGACCGCAAGGCTTCCGATGACCAGACTGTCGCGCTCTATGAACCGGACCGCCGTCGGCCAGTTGCTATCCGTCAGCGATTGCGCGAGGTCCCCGCGCGCCACCAGTATCGGCATGTCGCCGAAGAGCCACTGCTTCCGCTTGCGATAGCGGTCGCTGAGCGCCCTCCAGCGGGGACGCCCTCCGTACGCGCCGCTGGCCTCGAATACCTCCTCCTGCTCGCCCTCGAACTGCGCCACGATACCGCGCCACGCGGGCGTCAGGTCGGCCTGTGCGCGCAATGCCTTATCGATGACGGCCATCGTCTCCTCGAAGCCGTACGTGACGACCGAGAGTTCAACGCCCATTACCACTCATCGCTCCGCGCAAACCACGCGTCGAGATAGTCCTGTTCCGTGCTCGTGAGTGAGTCGTACCCGTCCTCCAGGTCGAGCCCAGGGCCATCCGTCGCGACGCTGGCATCGCTCAGTTCGTCCTCGCCGCTGAGGATGCGCGCAAGCTCGTCCATGACCTGCTTTTCGAGCCCGTCGGCGTGCGCGTTGCGCTCCTCGGGGTCGTCGTTGGCGTGGAACCATTGCAGCGCCCGCGCCGCCGTCAGCCGCGCACACAGAGACACTATCCGCCGGTAGGCAATCGGATTCGCCGCGCTCGTCACAGGCAGCGAGTAGACTGTGCCCAACATCCCGGTCACCAGGTCCTCGCACGCCTGCTGGACCGTCGTCCCGTAGTTCCGCAGGTCCACGTTGCCCTGGAACCCCGACGGAATGTGCTCCTCGATGTCCGCCCAGTCAGCGTACACTCGCCCTACCCCTCAAGCGGCATTTCATCGTGCGCGAGGTCCCGCCATGTCTTAAATGCAGGCTGCTTCGTCCGCTGCACGCTCGCGAGCTCCTTGCGCAGCATGTCGCGCCGCTGGTTCGCGCCCCACATATCCACATTGTCCGGGGCGCGCCCCTTTGCCTCGGCGCGCGCGATCTCGACCTCCAGCCAGCGGATGTACGCGCTACGGTCGAGGTAGTGGCCCGCCGCCGTCTGGAACACCGCGCCCTCCGGCAACTGCGGTTCGCTCACGCGTTCAAGGTCGTCCGCGCTCAGCACCTGCGGCCCGTCATCGACCTTCTCCTCGGTCGTCCTCTCCTGGGTCTTCTCTGCGTCCTGCATTTTGCTCTCTCCTTTGTGCCCTCATATGCTCCCGAACGCAATCAGCGTGACGGTCGCGCCATTGTCGCCGCCGTTCACGGCACGCACGCGGAACTGATAGGCGTTTATGTCCAGCCGCAAGACGCCACTACCGTCCGCGGTCAGCGTCTTGCTGCTGACGTAGTTGCCGCTGGCGGTGGTCAGGTCGCGCACCGGCACCCCCTGCCGCCACGTGCTCCCGTCCTCGCTGATGTCCACGTACAGCACGACGGACTCGCTGCCCGCCCCGACATCGATGCTGTAGTAGATGTCAACGTGCCGGTACGCCGGAAACGTCACGGCCCCGCCCGTCAGCGTCTTGCCCGCCGCCACCGCCTGTGCATCCGCGATTATCTGCTCCATGTAGCACCTCCGCCCGCCTGGGCTGAGGGGCGGCGAGCGTCCCTGCCGCCCCTCCCTTTAGCGCGCTACGGCTATCCGTCAGTAGTCAAACGTCGGGTCCGTCCAACTCGCCCCGCCCAGGTAGATACAGGCACCGGCGCCGCGCTGCGTCACCTTCACGCTCCCATAGCGCCGGTACATCGTGACGACCTTCGTGAAGTCGTCTTCGGTCTCGGTGATGAGGTCCTTCCCCGGCCCCTCCACGTCGCGCCAGTAACACGGCTTGACGTTGGTGTCCACGATCAGGATGTAGTTCTCCGGCACCCAATCGTTCACCACGAGCGGCACGCCCGCAATGGTGATCGGCTTCTCGGGGAAAATCCCGGCCTCCTGCAACCGGGCAATCGTCGGCGTCGTGACGTAGTTACTGGTCGTGTTGAGTTCGGCCTTGCCCTCCAGCTTCTCCGCTTGCGCGGAGTTCATCCAGCCCATGAGGCCGCCGTTCTGGGCGTACCCATGCTCCAGGATGTCCTGCTTGGCCGCCGCAATGTGAGCCAGCGTCAGCGAGCCAGAGACATTGTAGGCCAGGTAATGGTCGTGCGACGTGGTGAAGCTGTTCATCTTGTAGGCAGGCGGGGCTACGGACATACTCGCATCCCAGAAGCCCCCGTCCTTGAGCATCGCCGCGATGACAAGCTCCTGGATGAGCCGCTCGTCCGCCTTCATCGCGTCCTGCGCCAGGTCGCGAACCTCCTGCGAACTCAGCCCTCGCTCCCACGCCTCCTTCGTGTGCCCGACGGCCAGGTGATACTTCACCGGCTCGCTCAGGCTGATGTCGCGGTACAGGTAGCGGTCCCAGCCGGGTTCGCCATGATCGTCGCCACCCGTCCGAAACCGCGCGGCACTCTGCGCCACGCGTACCGTCTTCTTCTCCGTCCGCACGCAGAACAGGTCACGGAACAACTCGCGCTCTGCGGCGGTCAGCTCGATGGACCGAGTAATCTCGGTGTAGAGTATCGAGCTGGGCACGTTGTCCGTGGTGATCAGTCCCTGCGGTGCTCCCACAGCCATCAGTCTACACCTCCATTACGCGGTCGGAATGTTGTACGAGAGTTGCGGCTGGAAGTACCAGATCTTATCTGAAATCGCTACACCAATGGCCTGCTTGCCCGACCCGCCGGTCTGCGTTTCCGCGCCAGCGGTCGTGCTCAGGTAGACAAGCGCGCCCTTGGTGAGCGAGCTTCCGTCGTTACGCACGCCCTGCGTGATGATAGTCACCGGGTCGCCGCTGCTGGCGTCCGTGTCCACGGCGCCGATGCACGGGCGCAGGTCCGAGTCATCCGCATCGGCCTTGTACACCTTGCCGTCCGCCGACTTGATGCACACGTTGTCGCCCGCCGACAGCGCCTGACCAGCCTCCAGCGAATCGGCCCAGCTACTATCAACCCTCACAAAGACAGCCACGCAGGTCACCTCCTATCGTGGCGGCGCGCAACGTCCGCGCCGCGTGTTCAGATGTTTGCGCCGTACTGCGCCTTGATCGCCATGTCTATCGCCTTCTGCGCGTCGCGCGGGTCCGTCAGCTTCTCGCGCTCCGCGAACTGCACCGCCCGCCGCTTGGTGTCCTCGGCGACGTCGAACTTCTCGATGGCCTTCTCGATGCTCCCGGCCTCGGCCATCCCAATCGCCGACGTGCCCCACTCGCCCAGCGGCATCGTATCCAACCCGCCATCGCAGAACTCCACGAACTTCTCGCGCATCTCGTCCGGCAGCGCGAGGTAGATGTCGCGGGCAAGCTCGACGGCGTGCGGCGCGAGCCTTGCGGTGTAGCGCACGACGCCGCGCGCCTTCTCCACCTGCCCGTACTCGCCGAACTCCATCCCGGCGAACAGGTCCTCGGCGGCGCGCATGGCCTTCTCGCGCTCAAGCTCCGTCAACCGCTCCTGCATGGCGATGAACTCCGCCATGCTCACGCTATCGCTCTCCTCTGTCTCTACCGCCTCCACGGGTTCCTCGGCAGCCTCCACAGCATCGTCATCCGGCTCCTGCTGTGCCTCGTCCGTCTCAGGCTCCGCGTCGGCCTCCGCGGTCACTTCCGCCCCGGCGTCCGGCTCGGCGGCCTCGACCGCTTCCTCCTGCTCTTCCGCCGCCTGCACTGCAGGTTCGGCCCTCTCTCCGGCGGCGGGCTCCGTGTCGGCGATGGTCTCCTCAGCTTCCACGACGTTCACGTCCTCCGGCATGTCGTCACCTCCTTCGTCGATTGCTGTGTACTCGGACATAGCTACCTGCAACTCCGGCTGGCCCTTGAAGACCGGCCGGTTGGTCAGCCCCACGCTGCGCACCACGTACGGCACCTCGTTGCCCTCGCTGTCCACATAGGGCTTATCCCGCGTGTGCAGGACGGGGCTGATGTACTTGTACCGGCGCTCGCGGATGGCCTGCGCGCCCGGCGGGGTCCACTCGAACAGGCCCCACACTCCATCATCGCGCAGGTCAACGTCCTTCAGCCAGCCGTAGGCACCGTCCGTCGAAATGCGGTGGCCCTCAAGTTCATCGACGGGAATGTCCTGCCCGCGCACCCCCGCCTTAACGTTGTTCGCGAACTGCGCCGCGTCCTCCGGCGTGATCTCGACCATGCCGTAGCGCGGATGATGCCAGCGCCCCACGGGGACGAGCGGATGCCACGATTGCGGCAGCGCCTCGGCATCCTCGGCCTCGTCGCAGGCCAGCGCCTCCGGCTGCACCTCGGCCAGCGCCCGCACCTCGTCGTCGTCGAAGTACACGACGGGTTCGCTCGTCTCTATCCCCCGCCGCTTGAGTTCCTCCGCCAGGATGCGCCGCGCCTTCGCCTGCAGCCGCTTCTTCAGGTCCGCCGACAGGTTGCTCTGCGGGATGCGCGCGATGGCGTTGCGCAGGTGCGGCAGGTCGATCTCTCCCTGCGCATTCCGGTACGGGAAGTGCCGCAGGGTGCGCGGCACCGTCCTGTCTGTCTCGTCCTTCTCCCCGCCCGGCTCGACGTACAGGAAGTCCTCGTCTTTGAGGTCGTTTATGTACGCCCTGCTCCACTCGGCCATAGCGACTTCACCGCCCTCCGTTGCGCGGCGCACCCACCTGCCGCCGCGCACAACATACCGCTTCTCAAACTGTGCCCACGCCACCGCCCACGGCGAGTCGACCTTCCCCTCAGCCTCAAGCGCGTCCGCTATCTCAGCCACCCAATTCGCCTGTTCCAGCGTCAGCGGCACGTCCTTGTGCTTGCGCACCTGTGCGGGTACATCCTCCAGCCGGCTCCACGGCATTACTCGCCGACCTCCGCGCTTCGGAAATGCAATGCCGCTATCCGTCCCCGTCGCGTCAGGCGCAACTGCCGCGCGTCGCGCTCCCGGTACACCGCCTGCCATTGCGGTACTATGCGCGCGCCGATGCGTGTCGCGCCGATGTTGTCGATAGCCTCGACGAGTGCAGTCGGATGCTCGCGTAGCAATGCCGTCCGCGCCGCCGCCTCGCTGCTGGCCGCCACCACCGTTGTGCGCGGCTCGCCCAGCACCTGCACGACGCGCATCCAGCCGTGGTCCACAAGCGGGGCCAGATCGTTGGCCGCGACGAATGCCTCCACATCGGGCGCTGGCAATGTGACCGCACGGTCGAGCAGCGACACCAGCGTCCGGCGCGCCTCCGCCGTCGGCAACGTCTCCGGCATCTTCACGAAGTCGATGCGCGTCACGATCTGCCCGCTACGCGGGTCCTTCACGCGCCTCACGATGAAATCGCGGCCCTCCGGCGTCGCGGGCACGCGCAGGTCCCGGTACTTCTGCGGCTTGCTCACGAAGTGCCCGTGCCTGTCTACGATCTCTTCCGGCGGCGGCTCGAACTCGCCGACTTCCTGCGCCTGCGGCTCGTCGGCGGCGTAGTAGACATACACATGCCTGCAATTAATATGTACCGGCGGCATGAACTTGTGGTATTCATTGCTCCCCACCCGGAACCGCGCGCCCAATAGCATCCGGCACAGCGGGCACGTCTTCTCGTCATCCGGCCCCCAAAACTCGGCGACGGCCGCATTCTCCGGCGGCGTCATGCCATACCCGCCCCACATGCCCGCGCCCGCCGCTTTGCCAGCCTCGAACGCCCGCTGCGTCGCCACCGCACTCGTCGCCGCAAGCTGCTTGCCCGCCTCCTCCGCCGCGACCGGCCCCAGCGCCACGCCGTACACGCCGCCGATGACCTCCTCAGGATGCTCAAGCGCATAGCGCGCCAGTTCCGGGTCGCGCATCTGCTGGGTTATCCGCGCTACCGTAGGCCGCAGGGCCATCACGCCTCACCCGCCTGCAGCTTCTCGGTGGCTACCTCGGAGGCGGCGAGCAGGTCCTCCGTAACCTGCCCGCTCATGGTGGCGTTGGTGAGCGCCAGCGCGTTGCGGAGGGCGGTCTCGATGTCCATGCCGCCCTGCAGGTCATTCATCAAGCCCTGCCGCACGACGAAGCTTACGATGCCGGTGTGATACTCGGCCAGCGACCGCGCCTGCGCCCTTATCCATTGCCGCAGTTCATTGGGGATCGGGCGCGGCTTCTCCTCGGTCGCCGCAATCGCGTCGCGCCCAAGCTCCACCACGCTCAGCAGATACTTGCGCAGCCAGTTCTCATACTTCCCGGCCAGCGGGACGCGCACCTCCGCCATGTCCGCCCAGCGCCGTTCCTCCACTACGGGGCGCAGGCGCTGCAGGAACTGCCGCACCATGTCGCCGATGATAGCCTCGCCCTCGGCCCGGAACTCGTCCTCAGCCTTCTGCAACTGCCGCGACGCCTTGCCCTCGGCGAACAGCACCGGCTCGATGCGGTCACCGGCCACATGCGCGGTCTCGACCTCTTCCGGTTCCGGCTCGGGCGCGCCCTGCTGCTCCTCGACCGGCGTCTCCTCCTCCGGCATCTCCGGCAGATCGAACGCCTCGCGCACGTACTCGCCGATTTCGTCATCGCGGTCGAGCAGGCTGCCGTCGGACAGCGCCTTCAGCATCTGCGCCAGGGCCGTGCTGTCGCGCACCCCAATGTCCTCGCAGACGAGCCGGGGGTACTGGTCGCGCTCGCCCCAGTTGTAGGCTACCCGCTGAGGGATGGCGTAGCGGTTGATGTAGTCGCAGATCCATTGCGTCGTGCCGTTCAGGCTGGAGAGGAACAGCGAGGATGCGTCGCGCGACAGCGCATACGCGCCGGTGTTCTCGCCCTGACCTAGGCCGATGAACTGGGCGAGGCCGGTGCGAAGCAGCATCTGGTGGCAATGCTCGATGAACTCGAGGAACGGCACCTCGCTGCCCGCAATCTCGAACTTATCCAGCGTGACGTTCTTGGGCAGGACGATGCCGCCGCTTTCGTACGTGCGAATGCGCCCCAGGGCCGTCTGCAGCTTCTCCTCCGCGTCCTCCTGCAGCGTCGGGCCTTGCTGGTCTATGTAGCTGGCGACCGGCGTCGGGCACGCCGTGCGCTCCACGCGGATGCAGGCCAGCGTGTAGAGCTTATCCAGCATCCAGAAGTACCTGTAGGCGTCCCGGAACAGCCCCCGCCCCTCAAAGTTCCCGTACTCCTGCTGCCAACTCATGAGCAGCAGCTTCTCCACCGGGATGAAGCGACTGCTCACGTAGCTCCAGTTGCCGTCCTCGTCGTAATCGTATCCGCGTTGCTCCACGCCCGCCAGACCGCCACCCTCGCCGACGCGCCAGCGGTACACCGTCTTCGGCGCCCGCGGCGCGAACTTGCGCCACCGCGCCTCGCCGTCGCGTATCTCCCAGACCTTCTCGAAAAGCGAGAAGCCGTAGAAGACGCCCATGAGCGCATGGCGCACGAAGTCGTCCCACGTGTGGCTCATGCCCTCGAACAGGTTCTGCTCGATGCTCTCGGCGATCTCTACCTCTTCGCGCTTGCCCTGCTCGGCGGGCTCGACGTACCAGCGCGCCCCGCGTATCGGCAGCGTGATGGCCGTCACGAGCGGCGCGGCCACCGCACGCATACGGTCGTACTCACTGATGCGGTCGTCGAGGTCTTCAAGTGCGTCGAGGTACTCCTCACCGATGACCCCCGCGACGATCTCAAGCCCCGTGAAGCCGATCTCTTCCGTGCTGACGCGCCGATTGCGGAACTCGACCTGCTCCTGCGCCATGCGCAGCACGCGGTCCCGCTCGCGCGCGAACGCCCCGCTGATCCGACCGGCTGTCGCACTCACGCGTTCGAGAATGCTCATGCTCACCAGATACGCTGCGACGTGTCGGCCTTGGGAACGTCATATCGTGTCCGCCCGCCCGCTTCGCCGTAGCGCTCTATCTGTTCGCGTTCGGCCCGCGTCATCCGGTCGGCCCGCGTCTCGCCGAAACCGAGCACCGGGGCGCGCTCGACGAGGTGCGGCACCGCGTTCATGTGCGCGGTCTCCGACAACAACCTGAACGCCCCGCTCAGCGCGTCAACCTGGTCGTCATGCACCCCCTCCGCCGGGAACGCGCACACCTCGTCCAGGAAGTCCGCGATCCAGGCCCCCTCCACGAGCGCGACGTGTCCCAGCGCCACCTGCCCGGCCACGCCGCGCGCCCGCACCTCCTTGCTCCCCGTGGCGGGAACCGCGTGCACCTCGAACTCGGGCAGGACGTGCCGCGACAGATAGCTGATATAGCCCTTGCCTGCCGACCCCGGCTCGCGCTCGACGTAGATGCCGACCTCGCGGCCATCCTCCTCGGCGGTCCGCCGCAGCAGCGCCTCCACGCCCGCCGGAGCCTCCCGACAGCCCTTCACGTCCAGCACATAGTAGAGCCCGTCCGGCGTCCGGGCCAGCTTCAGCCCCCGCGTCCAGTCCGCCGCGCCCTCGGTGGCCGCGAGGTCCCAGTACCGCACGACCTGCGCTCGCACCCTCTGCGGCAACGGGATGCCCGCGACAATCCGAAAGTCCTCGCGCCGGAACATCCCGCCTTCCGGCGTTACATCCCAGTCGCCCCATCTTAGCTGCTGCCGCGTCACCGGGTCAAGCTGCTGAAGCGATTCTTCGTACTCTTCGGCGTCCAGCGACGGATTGTCTTCCAGTCGCGACGGCACAAAGATGCGCACCGGCCTGCCTTCCGCGTCGTAGCTCGGCGCGCCCTCGATGAACCGCCGCCGCACCCACTCGTGCCCAGGACCGCCGGGGTTGCTCGCGGCCCGCATTCGCAGCGGCACCTCACTCCCCTCCAGCCTCCGCAAGCGCGAGAACAAGTACTTGTAGTCGCGCTCCTTAAAGTCTGTGAGTTCGTCGAATGCGATGAACTGGAACGCAGACGACTGGTAGCGGAAGCGGTCATTGGCGGCGTCCAGATAGCCAAAGCTTAGCCGTGCGCCCGACGGGAACCACCACGTCCTGGTGTCGTCATCCCACTTCGCATCGGTCGGCCCGAGCCACTCGTGCGCGCGGTCCATCAGCCCCTCGGCCATGCTCAGTTGTGCGTACGTCCGGCGCAGCAGCAGCGCGCTGTAGCCCGGCACATCCACGTACTGCAGCGCGGCCATCAGCAGTGCCTCGGAGTTATGCGTGGGCACCATGTTCTCGCTGCAGAGAAACTGCCCGGATGCCGCCTCCACCTGAATGCACTTGACCGGCTCGCTCTCGATCGGGCGCACGTCCACGATGTAACGGCGGTCATGCGTCCCTCGGAAGCCATCGCGCTTCTGCCGATCCGCCTTGCGAGGTAGCCGGAACACCGGCAGCGCCGTCATGAACTTGATCCGGTACTTCGGCCCGCAGTCCTTGCCGTTCAGCTTCGCGCGTCCCGTGCCGATAGCTGCTTTGATGCCGAGGCTGACAATCAACTCATGGGCGTCGTCGGCAAGCCTCCTATTGGTCGTGTAGAACTCACACTGGCCCCGTGTGTCTACCGTGCCGTCGGTGTCCATAAGACCCTGCAGCAGCGCCAGCCGCTGTTCTACACTGGCCCGCAGATAGGCGCTGGGGACATGCTTGTTGCCGTTGAGACCCAACGCGCGCAGTTGCGTGATCAGACCATGGACGCAATAACCGTAGTCATCACACTTATGCTTGGTCACTTCGTAACCCAGGCCGCGCAACTGCTCGACGATCTCCTCGTCGGCGGTGGTGATCTCACTGCTCGTTGCCGTGCCGTCGCCCAGCCACACGCCCAGTGCGTAGGGGTCGATGGGTAGATCGGCTTCGGGACATTGCAGCGCCCCACCGACGGTCACGGAATGGTTCACGCGCTCGCCGACAAGCAGCGAAGCTGCGATCTCCGCGGTCGTACGCACATCACCTGTCGGCGGAGGCAGACACTGATACTCGCGCTCGCGGTTGGCTTGGATGAGGTCGGGCCGCTTGCCGGTGCTTCGGCTTGCCCGCCGCGCGCGGCGATGCTCGCGCCACTCTGGCGTCCGATGAACCGCAGCGATCCGCTCCTTGGCGGTCATTGTGTGCCAGCCGTGCTCACCATCGGCGATGATGTTGCTGCCGTCGGAGAAGCAAACCTCACAGCATGGACGATTGTGCATGATTTCAGAGACCGCTACGACCCGCGTTGGCCTGCCAGCCTCGTCGAATATCACGTCGCCCGGCATGATCGCGCCGATGGTCGTCCAGCCGTGCAGACTAGGCACCGGCGTACTGAGGCTCAGCGCCTTGCCTCCGCCTGCGCTGCCGCCGAACATGACCTCCAGCACATCGTCGAGCAGCAGGAATGCCTGCTGCTTCGGGTGCGGGCTGTGCGGGATGTAGCTAGTCAGCCTCGGAACTATCAGCCGCCGCAGCTTCCGGTCCTTCCACCACTCCCGCCTGCCGGAGGATGTTGACGATCTCTTGCGTGCGATCTGCGCCGTTGAGGCCGTCGTGTTTCACCTCCACGGGGCCGCCGCCTGCGCCGCTGACCTCATGCCGCTGCTTACGCATCCCCCACGTGTCGGGCCTGCGCATCTTCAGGAACGCCTCCGCCGCCCGCCAGTCACCTTCGACCTCCGCCGTCGCCGCCCGCTGGATAATCGCGAGGTTGCGGGCGATAGCCTGCGCCGCTCGCGCGCGTACCGTGTGCGAGAATCGCGCGTAGACGCGCTTCTCTTCGGGCACGTCGTCGAGGTTGCCGCCCGCCGCGTCTAACGCCTCTTCGCCCCACTTCAGCCAGTCATAGGCCGTACGCCGCCCAATGCCGCACAGGTCGCAGGCGTCCTCGAAATACAGCCCAGCGGCCATGTAGCCCGCGAACTGTTCCGTGAGTTCAGGCGTGCATTTTGTCGGGCGTCCGGCGGGCATGGCTCTTCACCTCCCCGTCAGAACTGGCGCGCGATGGCGCGGAACAGTTCCCGCAGGCGCTCCTTCCTCTCGTCTCTTTCGACGCCCTGCCAGCCCATGAGTTCCGCGATGGCCTCGTCCTCCGCGAGGCGACGCGACTTCATCTCCAACAGAGCGTACACCGCCGCCTCGCCCTCCGTCAACCCCTTGCGGCGCGCGTCGGCATAGCCCTCCACGGCATCGAGAAGCTCCTCCGCGTCGGTTTCAATCAGGCGCAGCGCGTCCGTGACCATGCGCCAGAAGACCCCGGCGTCGCTAGGCACCATCGTCATTGCCCTCCCTGCGCAGGTACAGCTTCCCGTCCTTCGCACGGCGGTCTATCAGTTCCCAGCCCATGAGCCGGGCCGCATCGCGGACGCTGATGTAGTGCGTCCCGTCGATGAACAGGGGCTCGGCTGTATTTTCGTAGCCGGGTAGGGCGACGACGAGCCGGGCCGCCCCAAGCCTGTCGCCGGTCGGACCTCCATCGCGCAGGATTTGCAGCGTCAGTTCCGTGGCTTCGTAGTGCATCGGGTCGAGGTACGCCCGCGAGAAGTGCCCGCCCCAGGCAAAGCCCCAACGGTTGGCGTACCTCGCGAGGCGGCGGCAACTGCCCGGCACTTCGTACGGCTCGCAGTGAAAGTTCCATCGGGCGGCCCGGTACTCCTTGCCGGAGTTGTTGCAGAGGTGGTGAACGTTGAGGTCGATGGCTATCCCCCACGAGTGCGGACTCGGCGTCCGGCTGCCACGGGTCGTGCGGCAGTTGTAGGTGCCGCCGTAGTCGTCCAGATCGACGAGGTGCTCTTCGCCCGCTTTCTGCACGTCGTGGAGCCAGCCGATCATGGCGTCGGCGATCTCCCGATGGACCGTCGCCCGCCCCACAATCGGCAGGCGCGCTGTGACCAGACTGCCGCCGTCGCACCTCCGCCCGAACCAGTAGCGCACGTGCCCGGCGTCAATCGCGCCCGTCCGTCGCAAGGGCTTGATTACTCCGTCCCTGGTAGGCATAGGCCACGCCTCCCTGTCTGCTGCCATTATACCCGCCGCGCGCGTCACGTCAACTCTTCGCAGGCGCGGTTTGTACCGCATGGTCACGCGTCGGACAAGTACTCACCGAAGGGCACCGCTGCACTGAAATCCCGCGGTATCCGTTTCGGGTCGCCCTTGAAGAAGACGAGCACGTTCTGATGTGTCTTGCCCAATTTGCGGTAGTTCGCAAATTGGCGGCCCACGCGTACGGGCAGCGAGCCCACCGCTGTGACCATTACCGCGTCGTTGTACAGTCGCATCCCGGCATCCTCAAATGCTCGAATGGTCTCCGTGGGCAGGCCACGGTAAAAGCCCTCGGCATCGCGAATATCGCCCACCACAAAGCAGGCGAAGCGGTTCGATTTCAGCATTGTAGCGCATTGCGCGACGATCTCGCGATAGGCGATCAAGAACGTCTCGAAGTCTT